CATCATGAACATCAGGAGTTGACGGAACATCAGGAATTGACGGAACAAGTGGAACATCGGGAACTTCAGGAATTGATGGAACATCAGGAACATCAGGAATTGACGGAACAAGTGGAACATCGGGAATTGACGGAACAAGTGGAACATCGGGAACTTCAGGAATTGATGGAACATCGGGAACTTCAGGAGTTGACGGAACATCAGGAACATCAGGAATTGACGGAACAAGTGGAACATCGGGAACTTCAGGAATTGATGGAACATCAGGAACTTCAGGAATTGATGGAACAAGTGGAACATCGGGAATAAGTATGGCATCTGGAGGAACAAGTGGTCAAATTTTATCTAAAATAGATTCTATAGATTATAATACACAATGGGTTAATCAGAGAAATGTTGCATTTTCTCCTATAAATGTAGGTATATGTGATACGGCCCCAACTGCAGCAACAACTCAATATTACTACCAAACAGTTGCGGAAGTTACAATGACTATAAGTAAGGTTAAAATGTGGGGTTTCTCAGGAAGTGATAACGTACTATTTGGTATTTATAGAGGAGTTTTTGGTAGTTTAACACTAATAGGACAGGGTAGTGCTCTTGCAGGAATTGGACCAAATGTTATTAATTTAACTGCAGAGGAAGGTCAAAATTTGAACGTTACTGCTGGTGAGGATATAGTTGTTGGGTTTTATCCATCAGGTACTTCTTGGAGAACAATTTATGATACAGGTATATCAGATTCTACATTTGCAATAACAAATACGGCTAATATTTCAACAATGCCGACTTCTCCGATCGGAACCGGAACAGCAGTTAGATTTGCTTGTACATTATACTAATTTTGTAATATATTTTTTAATATATACTTTATGAAACTTAATAAATTTTACGAATTCGTTCAGGATGATTTTGAACCGATAAAATCTTTTTATATAAAAGATGAGTTAAACCCTAAACTATGGGAGGACTTTGAATTAGATTCAGAGGTTAGAAGACAACTGCTACAAATTGCAGAAGACTTTTATAAATCTACGGATCTTGAAGCAGAAGTTAAAGATATTATTTTAACTGGATCGTTATCTAATTATAACTGGTCCGAAAAGTACTCAGACTATGACTTACATATTCTTATTGATTTCAAAGATATTGATGATAATGTTGAATTAGTTAAAAAGTTTGTGGATTCTGCAAAGAAAAACTGGAATGACGGACATGATATCAAAATAAAAGGATATGAAGTTGAAGTTTATATACAAGATGTAGATGAACCACATAAATCAAGCGGTGTATTTTCATTATTGGAAAATAAGTGGAATGTTAAACCAAAGAAAGTTGAATTCGAACCAGATGAAGAATCTTTAAGAGAAAAATCGAAGTCTGTAATGATGATGGTTGATGAAATTGAGGATGAAGTTGATGAGGATAAATATGAAAAATTCAATGAGAAATTGAATAAAGCTTGGGATAAAGTTAAAAAATATAGAAAAAGTGGATTGGCAGAAGAAGGTGGTGAACTTTCATTAGGTAATCTTGTATTTAAGCTTTTGCGTCGTAATGGATATATCGAAAAGATAATGAAATTAAAACGTAAGTCTTATGATAAACAATTTGAATCAAATACTAAAATAAATAATAAATAATGGATATTAAAATATCAGAAATAGAAGAAGTATTTAGAGATATATTTCAGGAAGAAAAGGGAATGGTAAACACGGTTGAAACGGTTTATGAAATGTCAAATGATGAAGATTTCTTGAAACTTATAATATCTATTCATGGCCTAACAACCGAAGATACTTCAATAATACATACAAAATTCATATTTAAAACCGATCTAAATAAAAGACATATAATTGATAACTCATTTATATATTTATATGATATAAATTGTGTATATCACAAAATAGAGTTCTCTACAATAATCGACTTAAAAAAGAAAATTGAAGATGTTATCGAATCTAAAGATTTTGGTGAAGACTTACAAATACTTTCGGATTTTATTGAGGCACCTGCTATGTTCTTAAATTATTACATGAAAAGAGCTAAGATAACTGAATATTCTATATTTGATGTAGAGTATGAACCTAAGTTTAAAACAACACCTTGTGATAAAACTACATTTGATTTTAAAATAAATATAAATGATAACTATCATATGGAATTATCTATTTCTAAAATCGATGCCGATGATAAAGATGATAAAGATACTTATAAATATCAGTTTAGATTTATGGATGAGATTGAAACGGTAGAAGCAGATACTCTTAAGAACTTACATTACTTCATAGGATCTAATATAGCTAAACTATTGGATAAAAAACTAAAAAATAAATAATATGTCAAAAAAAGTAAAAGGATTCGAAGATTTCAACATCGAAGTTGAAAAAGAAAGACTTCAAAAGATTAAAAGATCTTTTAAACCTAATTCTGATCAACAACAATATACAACTAATACAAGAAATGAGTTTGATGAAACGACACGTAAAATAACTACAGTTACAAAGGATGAAGTAGTTGATGATTTAAAATCATTAGAAGAAACTAATGAAGGTATATCTGGTGATATATCTAAACTAATCAAACTTAAATTAGATGGTGAAAATCTATCACAAAAAGACTTTTTAAAACTTCATAATTGGATGATGGAAAATGATAACGATTATTGTAAATCTGTTGATAAACAAATGAGTAAGGATTTAAAAAAGTTAGTTCCTAAAAACACTGAAATAAAAAACGAAGGTCATTACCCACATTTTGGTACGAACTCGAGATTCTATGATAGAGATAATGATTCTGAAGAAATTACAAGGAAAGAAAAGGAAATTTGTTTAAAAGTTTATGAAAAATATAGATTTGAAATGGAATTCTATGATTTGGAAATGAGTTTTATAGATTGGTTAAAAAAATAAAAAAGAGAGTCATTTGACTCTCTTTTTGTTTATAGAAGTTTGTCTAAGTTTAGATTCCTTTTAACACGTTTAGTAATATCACCCAATATGATATCATCTAAATCTTCATGTGTTAGATTATCTATCTTATCCTTATTCTCATTATACCATTCATAAAATATATCACAAGATAACTCAATAATATCCTCAAATTTTATATTAGGTGACCATTGTTCATCATAAGAACAGACTAATATATTTAACATATCATCCGTGGATAACTCAATCGTAAAACAAATATTCCAATCTATTGTTATCCAAAATCCTAACGAATGTATCTTATCAAAATCTTCAGTCTTCATCTAATATTTCATTTATTTTATCTTCACGTATTCTTTGTAATAAATCTGGACTAATATTAGGATATTTATCATCTAATAAATAGATAACTTTAGAACTAGCACAATTAATAGAATAATTAAAATCTATAAGAACCCTAGGACTAAAAGTTGTTTCAAGTTTTAAACTACTTTCAATATCCCTTATGTTTATAAAAACATCATTAAATAATAAAATACTCATATCATCATATCTAAGATAAGGATCAACATATATATCTTGATATCCATAAATACTACCTATTTTATAAATACCTTGTGATATTGGTTCAGAAGTCATTAAAAATGAAGAGGAATCTTGTAGTATGGATCCAATTTTAGAAGAAACAACTAAATTTCTGTAATTATTACTTCTTATTTCATCTAATACTCTGTTTATGATAACTTGATCACCATCTTCTAGATTATTACCTCTTAAATCTAAAACTGAATATTCATTAGTAATTCGTATATTTTTAAATGTTTTAGAAAGTATGGTTGATTTAAATTCATCTTTTAGTTGTCGAATATATTCTTGTTGATAATCAACACATGATTGAATCGGAACATTCATACTTAATTGAACTCTTTCAAGACCAGAAATATAATCACTCTTTCTGAAAAAACCGGAATAGTCAAAAAGATCCATTCCGGAATTTATCATATCCACTATATCCATTATACTCTTTCTCCTGTTTCTGGGTCGTAGTTCATAATTAAAAGTTCGATTCCCTTCTCCTTTTCAACTCCCTCTGTCTTAATTACCGCAGATGGTCTATGAAATTCCTTTGAAGTCCAAATATATTTATCTTTTGGTAAAATCTCTTCTAATAAAGGAAAGTAATAATAGGATAGAGACCATCTTGATTTTGTAGTTTTCAACAACTCTAACAATCTTCTATGTGATTCAACACCAAAAGTGTCTTTATCATCACATCCATACCAAAATAAACGTCTACCATCATCATCGTTTTTAACGTCGTTAAATCGAGCATAAGGTGGGTCTAAATAGATATAAGTATCTTCTGAATCATGTCTTCTGATTACTTCTTCAAAGTCAGAGTTGTTGAACTCAGTGATGTTTTGAAGTCTTTTAGTATATTTGTTTTTCTCAAGCTTGTTTATTAAAATAGAAAGATTCAGTTTATCTTTTTTCTTTTTATATCCAGTGAAACCACCACCTCTTGGATAAACACTTGAGAAAGAAGATGTGATAAGAAATGCATAAATAGCACCTACTTTGAAATCACCAATCTCAAAATCCATATTATCTAAGAAATCGTTCTTAACATAATCTCGATATATGGCTTTATAGAAATCCCATTTCTCTTCTGGTGTAGTTAATTCATTGTATAGTAAACCACCTGGTGCCATAAGTGCTTTTATTTCAACTAAGAATTCTTCCGGAGATGCACAACATCTCATAAGATTTGCTTGGTGTCTGTTTCGGTCATTAAAGATAACATTTTCAAACTCTAAGTCTGAATCCATATAGATTGCAAAAGAACCTGAAAATGGTTCAATGTATGTTTTACAATCTTTAGGTATTTTTGGCGTGATGAATGATTGGAAGTTCGCCTTACCTCCAAAATAGGATATTACCGACATTTTTATTTATTTTATTGTTTTTTCTGTATTTAATTTTACTATTACTTATAGAGACTGCTACTTCGAAAGTTTTCTTTTTTCTTTCTAAATAAACGGTCACATCTTCAAACCAACTAGTCGGTTTGTTGTCCACTTTGTTTGAAGAATTGATCCAAAGAATTTGGTCTTTCAACAACACCGTTTTCTTTATCTCTTATTTCCTTTCTAACTTTCATTAAGATTCGACCTAAATGATTTAATCCTTTTCCTTGACACACACCCCAGAATTTATCATTCCAATCATTAGATTCAACCAATGAAAAATCTTCAGTACTCAATAGAAGTTCTTTTAATACAGGATCTTTGAACTTTTCTCTTACACCATAAAGCATAAAGCCAAGCTTTTTCTCATCCCAGTCCTTTCTAACTTGTATTTTTCTACCTAAAGATTTAACAATTGCCGGACTTGAAATTTTGGCAATCATCTCTCTAAAATCACCAATAGTATAATGCTTACCGTTTAACATTTGTTCATTGTTGCACTTCATCGCTACGTAGTAGTGCTCAACAGAAGGATATACTATTCCCTGATGTTCAACTTTACATGCATGGAAATTCGATAAGAATCTCCAACGTCCTTCAAATTTATCTATCATAGATACTTATATTAAAAAAGTAGTTATTTGTTTTTATATATAGAAAATGAAATATTTGAGAAAATATAATGAATCTTTTAAAATTGGTGATATTAAAATTCAGAAGATTAAAATTGAGGATATAGATGTGGTTGTTGATATGGCATCACATATTTTTTCTAATTTGATGTCATATGATGACAACCAAGATTATATTAGGTCTATTGTCGATTTTGATATATCATGTAAATTAACCAATAATGGTGATATTATTGGGTTCTATCTATTATCACACAAGAAAATAAAAGATAAAAGTGGATTAGAAGGAGTCGCACTTGGTCTTAAAAAAGAGTATAGAGGTAATGGATTGGGTGATAAGTTGAAAGATTGGTTTGAAAATTATGCCAAAGATAATGGTTATGATTTTATATTTGGTCAACATCTAAAGGGATTGAACAATATAGATTCTTGGTTAAAAAGGAGAGAATTATATAAAGAAGACAAACATAGTTATTATACAATAAAATATCTAAAATAAAATATAAAAATTACCAAAACCAGCTACAGTCTTTATAATTATCTTCATAGGACACATCATATCCATTGAGCTCTCTGATAAGAGTTTGTTTTGATTTTGCTCTTTGTATTCTGTTAAGAGTCTTTCTGTAGTGTTTAGGTGCAGTATGATAGAATCCACAAAACTCGTTCCAGAATTTTGAACATAGTCTTTCTTCTATCTCTGCTTCTGTAGAGGTTCTGGTGCAATAAAAATCCGAATAATAGAGATTCTTTAGAGAACGATATTCTTTTTCTCTTAACCAGTGTTTGTTTTGATGTTTGTTCATGAGTGTAAGTTATTTTTTATTTACTTACAATCTGTCTAATAATTTTTTCATAGGTTATCTATTAATAATTTTTCTAAAAAATCTTTTACTTTAAGGTTATTTTCTTCACAATGTTTCTTAACTCTTTGATGTAGCTCCTTTGATATCTGAATAAAAGTTTTATCTGAATTATAATTTTTCTTCGATTTTTGATTAGTTTCTTTATATTTTTCCATAAGGAGATATATTTTTTTATATATACTATATATGAAAAAAGAAATGATTTGTTATGATAAAGATATGTAAAAAGTGTAATACCGAAAAGGAATTTAATGAATTTCACAAAAGTAATGCAATTAAAGATGGATTTAAAAATGAGTGCAAAATTTGTATAAAATTATATAGAGAGAATAATATAGAGAAATATAAAAAAATGGAAAAGGAATATAGAGATAATAATAAAGAAAAGAGAAATAAAAATAATAAATTATATAGAGAAATTGAAGAAAATAAAAAAAGAAAGCAAGAACAAGATAGAGAAAGATATATTAAAAACCCGGATAAGTATAAGGAGTTAAATAGAAAATATTATTATAATAATATAGATAGATTTAGAAAAAATCATCGAAACTATCTAAAATATAGGAAAAAAATAGATCCATTATTTAAATTAAAATGTGTAATAAGGACATTGGTATCAAATAGCATTAGGAAAGGCGGTTTCAATAAAAAATCAAAAACAGAGGAAGTATTAGGTTGTTCATTTGATTATTTTAAAAATTATTTGGAGTCTAAGTTTGAGAACTGGATGGATTGGAAAAATCACGGTTTATATAATGGTGAGTACGAAAAAACCTGGCAAATTGATCATATTATACCATTATCTTCAGCAGAAACAGAAGAAGATATAATAAGATTAAATCATTATACGAATCTACAACCTCTATGTAGTAAGGTAAATATGTTTGAAAAAAAAGATCTCATTATCAAATGATAATGAGATCGTTAGTGGAGGTGATGAGGTACTGCTCCTCATGTACTACTCAGTTGTTAATAACTAATCTTCACAGGCTTAGAAAGTTTTTTCTTAAACTTACAAAATATTTAGTTTTAACTCAAACTCTAACAAAAAGGGTTTCACATTTGGTCTGTGTGATACAGCTGGGAGAAATTTTTTATTGGTTCTCTTATACCAATTCTGGAGTGTTAACTCCAATTGCTTTAAGGGTCGCTACTAAGTCTTCACGAGTTCCTACTTCATTTGTTTTGCCATTTACGACGTTACCTCTTAATTTATTAATCGGACACTAGATAACCCGATACCTGCATAACTACTACCAATCTGCTAGGCGATTCTAAGACACCCCCAAGTTGTATTCGTTATTTATCTTAACAAAGATATATATAATATTCTAAATACCTAAAAAAGTTTAATATTTTTTTAAAATGGCATATCATCATCTTCATAATTATAATCACCTGGTAAGTAGAAGTCAATTATCAATAATGGATTACCCTTATTTGTTTCCCAAATATCAAACTCACAATCATAATCACCCATTATATCATTAGATAATTTTTTCAAAACTTCAAAAATTCTTATAACTTCTGTTATAGATTCTTTTCTTTTAGTAATTATTTCTAATTGTATACTAGAATTTGTATTTTTCAAACTCACATTTTTAATACCAGCATCCTTTAAGAAAGCCCTCAAAAGGTAAAGAAGGTGTTCCATATCATCATCACCTTGTGCGTCATCTTGACCCTCATATTCATCTTGTGAACCATAATCGTCAAAGAATTCATCTTCGTATTTATCCTCTTTAATATAGTTGTTATATCTCTTTATCATTTTATTTAAGTTCTATTTTTAAATATGTCTCATCAAAGACTACTTCTTCTCTAAGATTATGTTTTTTCATTATCTCTTTTAGAGATTTTAAAGAATCAAGTATAGTATCGATATCAGATCCTTCTAAATCAAGACACATATATGTTACACCACCATCAACTGAAATAAGTCTATCTAAATTAATTGTTTTCTTAACTTCTTCTAATAAACCTTTATGTTTCTTTTTTGCTTCTAATGATTGTTTTTTATATGATATAATCTCATCTAATGATCTTTTGGTAGGTAGAGAATCCCAATTTACCTTTACTGATGCCTCACATAGTTTAATAAGGAAGGTTATATTTTGTTTCTCTTTTCCAGTATGTTCGTTAAAATACCCAACCGAAACATTTGTACATTCAGGTATATCTTCGATAAATGATGCAGAATCTGTATAAATACCACCATTATCAGGTTTCATTTCCATACCATTCGCATTATATGCATCACATAAAGCATCTGCAAATTCAGGAGAACAACATTCTGTACCCATTTGGTTTGTTATAATAGAATTATAGTTTCTTCTATCGAATGAAATACATCTTTTAACATTTTTTAAATAATCTACACTTTCATAAACATCTGCAAGTGCGTTTGATCCAATTCCACCTCTTTCTTCTCCAATAAAGAAATAGTATAATCCAGGTACATTATGTGCCATCATATAAAGCATAACGGTAGTTCCTGATTTATCATCGGCACCTAAAACCGTATTACCATCAGTTACGATAATCTCATCATCACCTTCTTTTTTAGAGAATAGTGTTGTTGTCATTTGTGTTCTATCTGCGGTATCTAAGTGACAAGTAAACATTGTGTTTGTGTTACCACCTATAATAGTATAATAATTACCTATAATATCTTTCTGTAAAGTAGGTAAGAATTGTAGAACCTCATCTTCATTACCATGTGGGTATGTTTTGGTTACCAATGATAAAAATGTTTTTCTTGGATCCTTAGGAGAATATACAAATTTCTCAACATTTATAGGATTACCATCTTCATGTGGTTTACCACTTTTTAAACTATTATAAAGTTTGGAAAACTTAGTTATTTCATAATCATTTATAATATTTTTAAAGTAATATCTGATGAATTTACCAATCTTCATATCGTTTTTAACACCATTTTCTGTTGTTATATTAAAACACCAATCAACTTTAGATACATCAACCTTAGTTATCTTTAAACCATTGAAATATTCAGCATCAGGTTCTGTCATCCAAAGAAGTTCAAATGCAACGTAATTTCCTTGTTTTTCCAACTTAGTTAGTACTTCAGTAAGTTCTTTTGAGAACTCTATTTTTTGTTCAGCCATATCTTTTTATTTTATTTATATATTAATATCATTTGAATTTATATAGTCAACTTTTACCTGACCATCATTCATACCAGGTTCTTTCTTAACAAACTTTCTCTGACAATATACTACCGGTACATTAGTTTCCCTTTTTGCCTTACTATTCTTTTTTGCAAGTTCTGCAACCTTTTTAATTGTTGTTTCTGTTGGTAGATTATCCATAACTCTGATAACAACATGGCTACCTGGAACACCCTTTGCATGCATCCATATATCCTCATCATCAGCCATATTAAATGTTAAGTAATCATTAGATTTTGCATCTTTACCGATATAAACTATAAAACCATCTATATCCATCTTCTTAACATCAGGAAACTTATTTTTAGACTCATTTATGTCTCTCTTGATACTTTTCAGTTTTTTAACTATGAATCGTTCAACATATCCATTTATAAGTGCATCATTAAAATCATATTTTACTTTCCACATTGTTGAATCTGGATCGTCACTAATACCTAATTTTTCTCTTATCTCAAGTGCTCTAGGTAATTCAAAAATTTCATCTATAAATTTCTTTTTTTCAAAACCTAAACCTCTAAAGATATATCTAAATGCTTGTGTAGGATCTCCTTTACCATAAGTAGTAAGTAATTCTACAAATTGTTTAAAGAATTCTTTATCTTTTTCTAAAGCTTTGAAATATCTTCCATGTTTAGATGTCCAATATTTTATATTTTCGGTGGCCCAATAGCCTAAATTAGTCAATCCTAATAAAGTAACACCTGCCATAAACAATTCAACAGAACCTTCATTTACTTTATTTTTACTTTCAAAATATTTTTTAAATGTGATTATATTTTTCATAGTTTATATATTAAATAAAAAAAACACAAAATAAAAAAAAGCTTCTCTGAGAGAAGCTTTTTTATTATCTTTATACTATTAGTTAAGATTAGTTCAATAATTGTTCAGTATCAGTAACTTGAATAGTCATAAATTGTTTTTGTGGGAACCATCCAACTTCAGCAACCGCATATCTAGATCTTAGTAACATTCTTGGTGCGAAAGTCGCTTCAGAAATAACTGAGATAGATTGTGCCATCAAGTAAGGTACGAAAATAATACCTGGTTGATCTGGGTTATTTTTTCTACCTAAAACGATTCTGTTGTCATTATATTTCATGTAAGGATCAACATAGATAGCGATATCTCCGATAGAACCTACAGGGTATAATTGACCTTGTCCGTTTAATTTAGATTTAACAGGGTTGATTGTGTAACCAGCGATATCTTGTAATGCCGCAGCTAAACCTCCATTTGTGATAAGGTATTGAGCAGGACCAACACGACCTTCTGTTGCGATATAGTTAGAAGCGTGAGCAATTTTCGTGATCAATTTTCTTTGTACCGCGTGAGTAGTTTCACCACCTACAACTCCAGTTGCAGCATAGTTTGTATTTAAATCAAAAATAGTATCTGAACCAGATTTGATAGGAGCACTTGCTCTATTTAAAGAACCCATTTCGAAGATTTTAGCAACGATTTGTTTAGAGATTGTTTGAGACAACTCATTAACAAGGATAGATTCCATTTTTTGAACGATATCCATACCTGTGTTAGCTTTGATATCTTCGATTTCTGTTCTTCTTAAAGCTGAAGTTACTTCAATAGTACCAACTGCGATAGTTTTAGAAGAAATTTTTGGTCCGATAACACCAGCATAACTGTTATCATCTTCTTCTCTTGACATTGGGTAAGACCCTTGTGCAGAACCTGAAGGAACACCACCAAAGTTTGTAGAGAAACCTGGGATATGATCTTCTAATGCAGAGATTAATTCAATTGTTGTTCCTGTTGGTGTAACTCCCGCGATTTGATCGATTTGAGAAACCATTGATGCAGTTGGTGCGAAAGTGTTTCTTGTTACATCAAATCCCCAAGCAGTTGTGAATTGATTAACACCAGTATGTGCAGTATTTGTTTGTCTAAATGCTCTGAACATTGGGAAACCATCGATTCTAGAGAATCCTAAAAACTCAACAACACCTTCTTTACTTGCAGGTTCAGTAGTTGATACAGTAGCACCTAAAGAAGCAGTACCTGTTGCGTTGATTGAATAGAAGAATCTTCCATTTGCTAAACCACCTTGTGTATTTACAATTGTTGAACCAGCACCAGTTTGGATTGCAGCAACAAGATCAGAATTGTTAGTAGTATTTAATTTGAAAACTTGTGGTCTTTCGTCAGAATCACCTAATCTAGTATCATCATATTGGAAATCAATATAAAGTAAATCGATTTTTGGACCCGGAGTTGGTTTAACAGCTACTAAATCCAAACCGATTGTTTGAGCAGCAATTTTCATAGCTACTGGTAATAAGTTTTGACCTACGTCTCCTGAACCAATTGTTCCACCTGCAGTTGTTGCTGCATAGTTACCACCGATTGTGTTACCTGCATAAGCAGCTGGTTGTGGTGCAAATACACCTCCCATACCCGCAACGTTAGATGCGTTTACATATGCATTTTCATTGATTGAGTGAAATTCAGCGTACTCCGACATCCATTCAACTCTATCACCTGTTACTCCCATGTTTTCTAAAACTGGAGCCCATTTCTTAGTTGCTTTCGCGTTGTCTATTCTAATGTGTGACATAATTTTTTTTCTTTTTTTTTTCTTTTTTTAATAATCTATATATATCGTTAAAAAACCTTATTTTTACATAAGTGGATTTTTTATAGATTAAATGTTTTTGAATCTTTCCATAATTGCTGTTACATCATTATCAGACAACTTATCTTCTTGGATAAGAGCTTCATGTGAAACAAGTTTTTTGGATACTGATTCATTTGTTTTAAGGTTTCTTGTTGTCCAAAAGTGTTCAACTTGACCTTCAGTTTGAAGTACCTCAGCTGGGTATAATCTAGCTTGTGAAATGATAGATTTTTTAGCCGATTCGTTCAATTGGTTCCAGATAGCCTTTGTGTTATCAGGCATTAATCTGATTACTCTTTCTTCAAGAGTTTCGTTTTTAGTTGATAATGCTTCAGAGATCAAAGACAATACTTCTTTTTGTGTGAAGTAACTACTTTCGTTTATGTGTAGTTTAACACTATCTTGTTCTTCATTTGTTAAAGCATAATAGCTATCAACTTGTGACTTAGATAAGAATTTCAAGAAATTCAAATCTGATGTTTCAGAAACTTTACGTTTTTTAGCTTCTTCAATTAATTTATCAATAGATTCAGATAATTCAGAATCAGAGTTACCGTTAACTTTATAATCAGTAGCACATTCTTCTTCTTTTTCTTCTTCGTATGCATGTACATTTTCGGGTGCAATTTCTGCAATACCATTTTCTTCGTTTTCTTCAACTTCGTTTTCTTCAACTTCGTTTTCTTCAACTTCGTTTTCTTCAACTTCGTTTTCTTCAACGATAGTCTCAAAACCAACAGTATTTAAAGTTGGGAATGCCCCTTCCGATTCGTTTAATTTACCACCATTTAACTTCTCAACTATTAATCCTTGGTAGTTAATAGATTTATCTAAATTTTCAGCGATATACTCACCATATGCAATATTATCATCTAAATTTTCAGCAATGTATTCAGAGTAAGCAATATTACCTTCAACATGTTCTGCCAAATATTCTGAATAAGCGATAGAATTATCAACATGTTCAGCGATATACTCACCATAAGCGATGTTTTTATCTAAGTTTTCCGCGATGTATTCAGAGTAAGCGATGTTTTTATCTAAATTTTCAGCAATGTATTCAGAGTAAGCGATGTTTTTATCTAAATTTTCAGCAACATATTCTGTATAAGAAATGTTCTTATCTAAATTTTCAGCAACATATTCAGAATATGCAATGTTCTTATCTAAATTTTCAGCAACATATTCAGAATATGCAATGTTCTTATCTAAATTTTCAGCAACATATTCAGAATAATTTACTGCCTTTTCTAGATTTTCAGCCAAATAATCATTATGTTTGATTAGTTTATCTGTAGTTTCTTTTAATGATTGATTCTCATTAACCATAATTTGAACTTTCTCAGCTAAGTAGTCTAAATATTTAGCTACTTGTGAATTAGTGTTGTTCAATTCATCATAATACTCAAGTAATTGCTCAAGTTTTTTAGGTTCAATATTACCTTTAGTAATGGCGTTCTTAACTTCTTTCTTAGTTGACGCCAACTCTTTAACTAAATACTGAGAGTAATCAGTTAATTGTTGTTTAGTAACAAATTCGTTGTTGTTCATGTTAAATAACTCTTCTGTTTTTGACTCGTTGGATAAATCATATATCCTAAAGTTGGATTTTGGGTTGTCATAACCAAGTGACTCATTAAGAACCTTTACACTCATCTTAGCTGATGCAAATCCTGGATCAGCAACAATGTCATAAGTGAATAGTTTTTTTAATGATACGGTTCCGTCAGATTCAGTAATACCTGCAGCTCTTGATGAAACGAAAATAGGACAACCATCGTCAACTAACGATTTTGCCTCTTTTCCCCAATAAGTGCTTAATAATCTGATTTCACCTTCTACTAAGTTTGATTCTTTTACATAATTAGCCTTTGTAATTACGTGAGAAGCTCTTGAAAGTGAAGTATCGAAAACATCCGGGTGATCAAATTCACCATAGACAATTCCTAAATTGTTCATTCTTTCATTCATCTCCTCTAAAGCAGGAAGGAATTTAGGAGCAGTATAGATTCTTTCGTTACGGTTTTTAACACCGAACTCAGTAAATGTACCACCTAAAATATAATCCTTCTTACCAGTACTTGAACTTTCTCTTATAAGAGAGTTCGTTGAATTTTCTACAATTAGAACTGGTTTCATGAAATAGTTTGTTTTTTTTTGTATAATTATTAGTGTATATATAACTACCAAAAACAAGCAAAATATAAAGGTGGATTTTTTATAGATTAAGAATATCTTATTATTATTTTGAAACTAAATCATTTTTTTTTATAAAATATATAGTGGATTTTTTATATCCTCAATTAAGAAATATGATACTTACAAGAGAAATTGAAATAAAAATAAATGAGTCTAACTATCAATATTATGAAGACTTGGGATATGATATTTCGATAGGTGAAAAAATTAATATACCAGTGGGACTTTTACCAAATGGATCACACTATAAAATAAAGTGTAAATGTGATGGTTGTGGTCTTGAGAAAGAAGTAATCTACAAAAATTACCTTAAATATGATAATGATAATTGGGGAGACTATTCCTGTAGAAAATGTTCTGAAGTTAAAAGAAAGGAAACTCTTAGAAAAAACTTTGGTGTTGACTACCCAATACAAAATAAAAATGTATTATCAAAAATGAAAAAAACACTAGTAGATAAATATGGTGTTGATAATATATCAAAAATGAATAAAAAAGATGAATAAAATAAAAGAAGGTGACATATTTGAATCACAAATAGAGTTCACTGCATCGAGAAATGCAAGAGTTAAAATCGATGGTAAAGAAGTTTTCGTACATAAGAAAAAAACTTTAAATGCACTTCACTTAGATACAGTTAGAATAGAGATATTCCAAGGAGAACGTAAGTTAGAGGCAAAAGTATTAGAAGTAACTTCGAGATTTAAAACACAATTTGTAGGAACAGCACAAGTTAAAAAAGATACAACATTTGTTATACCTGATAATCCAAAAATCTCTGTAGATTTCTATATAAAAGGAAATACTACAGTTGAGAATGGTCAGAAGGTACTAGTTGACTTTTTAGATTGGGAAATTGGTAAAAAGTCACCGAGAGGAAAGGTTACTAAGATATTAGGTTTTGTTGGTGAGAATAATACTGAAATGAATGCGATAATGTATGAATATGGATTACCTGTAGATTTCTCACAAGAAGTATTAAATGAGTCGGAACTTGTTCCGGAAGTTATAACCGAAAGTGAAATCAAATCTAGAAGGGATATGAGATCGGTTACAACTATAACTATTGATCCGGTTGATGCAAAAGATTTTGATGATGCCATATCTATCGATATGAAGGATCCTAATAATATAAAAGTTGGTGTGCATATTGCTGATGTTGCACACTATGTTAAGTTTGGAACAGAACTAGATAAAGAAGCATTTAAAAGAGCGACTTCTGTTTACTTAGTAGATAGATGTGTACCTATGTTACCGGAAAGATTATCAAATGGTATATGCTCATTAAAACCAAATGTAGATAGATTGGCATTCTCGGTTGTTTTCACACTTGGACAAGATGGTAAGATTAAAGATACCTGGTATGGGAAAACAGTTATACACTCAGATAGAAGATTTGCATATGAAGATGCGCAGGAAATAATTGAAGGTTTTGATGGTGATTACCACAAGGAAATAAGACAATTAGACTCTATTGCGAAAAATATAAGAAAATCTAGAATTAAAAATGGTTCTATCGAAATGGGTGGTATTGAAGTTAAATTTAAACTTGCCGAAGATGATAAAAAACCAGTAGGTGTTTATTTCAAAGAACAAAAAGATGCAAATAAATTGATCGAAGAGTATATGTTACTCGCGAATAAGGCAGTTGCGAAACTTTTAGCAAAAGATCAATGGTACAATGTTTATAGGGTACATGATAAACCGAATAATGATAAATTATCCGCTTTAAAAAGTATATGTACAAACTTTGGTTATAAACTTGAATTGAATGAAGATGGTGATGTTTTGAAAAATAATCTTAATAAACTTTTAAGAGAAATAAAAGGAACACCTGAAGAAAATATGATTGAAACACTGGTAACAAGATGTATGTCAAAGGCTACTTATACTATACAGAATATAGGACATTATGGATTAGGGTTTACACACTACTCTCATTTTACTTCTCCTATAAGAAGATATCCAGATTTGATAACACATAGAATATTATTCGATAAACTAAGTAATGGTAAACAAAGAAATCCTGTTAAAATAGAGGAACAGGCAAAGTGGTGTTCTAGTAGAGAACTGATTGCATCTAAAGCACAAAGAGATTCTATAAAGTATAAACAAGCAGAGTATCTTCAAGAAAGACTTGGGCAAGTATTTGATGGTATCGTTACCGGTGTAATGGATAGAGGTATATATGTGGAGATTTCTGAAAATAAGTGTGAAGGATTGATAAGATTAGAAACATTAAATGGAAAATGGACGGCAGATTCGGATAATTACTTTGCATATAGTGCAATAGGTGAACAGATAAGATTAGGTGATCCTATTAAAGTTGTTGTCAAATCTGTAGATTTGGAGAAAAAACAGATAAATTTTACAAAGTTCTAATGAAATCTGAATTAGATGATGATATAAAACATTTTGATTACGAAGTATTGTTAAACAACAATACTTTGGATCAATTTGAGGATTTGATGTGTAGATACAAAGAATGGAAATCAATCAAAAGAGATATTAAACTAACAAATGTTTTAGAATCTGGTAAAAGAATACAATTTGATGTAGAGTCAATATCTATGTTTGTACAACTTGGAAATGTTGAAAATATTCTTTCGATACAAATGTCTGTACTTACTATAAAATCAATGTCTTTTATTCTAAAAGATAATAAAATAGACAAACTAACTTTAAGATGTAAAACTTTAGAAACACCAATGGGTAAAGTTATAGAGGAACTTATAGACAATTCGACAGAAATCGATTTAAAACCACATATTATAGATAATAAAGTAGTTTACTTCTATGTAGATACATATGAGAAAAATATAGCATAAAAAAAGTCACTCAAATTGAGTGACTTTTTTATTATATTAGAATTCAAATTCTGATCCACCTTCATCTGCAGGTGGTTCCGAACCACCTTGTGCACCACCTTCTGGTCCACTTTCGAAGTCTCCACCTTGAGCACCTCCACCGAAGTCTCCACCTTGAGCACCTCCACCGAAGTCTCCACCTTGAGCACCTCCACCGAAGTCTCCACCTTGAGCACCTCCTTCTGGCCCGGATCCATCACCACTACCGGAATCTTTTGCCCAATATTTTTGATTCTCTGCTTTCTCCTCAGGAGTAAGTTTGAAAACATTATCCATTATCCATTCAATGTGGAAATAAGGTTTTTCACCATCCATTACACTAGTAAGTGTAGTTATAGCCTCTGCTCTTTTTGCTAAGTTATTTATTTTTTTCCATTCTTCGAATATTTGATTAGTATAGAAAATAATATCCATTTGATTAAGAATCATATCATCCTCTTTCAGTTCAGGAAACTCAATCAACATTTGTAATTTTAAAGGTTTAACAATAAGTTCTTTAAAATTGGCTCTAACCCTTGATATGAAATTATGAAACTTAATTTCATCCCTAGTCATCTCTGCAGCATCACTAACTAAATTTCCACCTCCACTTTCTCCTTCGAATCTAGTTAAAGGAATTTTAGAAGCCCTTTTAAGTGCTTGGTGGAACCATTTAAGCATACCATCCTCATTTAAATCATGTCCTTGTGGAGAAACAAGTTCCATATTTGGAGTACCTGCATCACCTTCAGGAAACCATATTTGTTTATTATAAGGTAAATGTTTTGAACCATTCATTGATAATGTACCTAACGTATCATCCCACTCAACTTCTTCTGAATAATCATGTATAAGTTGACCTATTTGTTCTTCTGCTCTTTGTCTTGAAAGACCTTTGATAGGAATAGTAAATTTTTGATAAATTGTTGCATTTATAACGTTAAACATTATCTTAGTTTGCTCAAGAATCTTTAATTGATTATAAGGTTTAATAAGACCCTCGACATAAGATGTCTCTGAATAATCATTTTGTGTAGAGTAAGAAACGAAAACTATTTGCGAATCTAAAAATATTCTTCTTAATTGCGGATCCTCAGGGAATTGTATCCATAAGTGACCAACATTTGGTTCATATGCAGGAACAAGTGTTTCGGGTCTAAGTCTATTAAATGCAACAATATTCTTTTTTTTGTCATCATAAACAATCTCTATTGCAACATAACCATCGATTAGGAAATCTTTCATCATATTCCATGCTGTTATACTATCGGAAAATCCATATTTATTATATATTTTTTCAAAATATTCTTGATATTTATCGCTAACTTCTTGTGAGTAATCATTTGAAATTGGTCTAGGTGAACAAAAATCTCTATCATCATTATAAACGATACATTCATCTGCAACAGAACTAACCATATCACGGATCTCATCTTTTATAGAATACTCTCTAAGTATTCTTCTCTTATCACCATATGCCTTATCTAAATAGGGAATTGACTTTCTATTTAAAACAGATGCAACTGCCCTTTGTGAGAAGAAATCATACATAGAGTTACCCTTAGCTGCATAAGGATCTTCGTTTATACCAATACCAACTTGATTTCTGATAATCATATCATCATAGTTCATACCATGGTTTGATAAGGTTCTTAAAATCCTACTAAAAAGACCTTTATTTTCTACTGCAGAGTTCACAAAGCCCATTCCTTGTCCTTCTCTTTCGTTATTATAATTATATGATGCCATTAAAATTATTAAAATTTTAAGTTATATATAAAAATAGTTAACTCCCAAAAAATAAAATAAGTGACACTAATAACTATTTTTACCCATTTCCATACTTCTTATAACTTTTTCTTAATCTTTCTATATGACCTTTCATAACCGAATATTTATCAGATATCTCATTATTTATATCATAGAATTCATTTAACATAGAATTCATCAATTCTTGATTTCTCTTTGATTTAGTCTCTAATTTCTTATACCAAATATCCATAAGTTTTTTTGGATCATAAGTAGCCTTGGGATGTTGTGAGTATAAAAATCTTGGTAATAAATTCATATTTATTTTATGTACCAGTTTTATTTGTATGGCATTATATTCCATTAATGCATATTCAAATCCAAATTTTATCAACTCGGCATACATACCATTATAATCAACTTTTAAGAATGAATCCTTCTCAAAATGTTCTTCAGTAATGTACTTATCAAATATTAAAACACGAACTTCTAATGGTATAAAATTCAAATTTACTGCCATAACAATAATTTGGTTATTGAAATTTCTTTGTTCAACCACAAATACCGGTGAGTATTTCATCCAATTTGAATCATCCATATAGTGAAGAAAGTAAAATCCACCTGTTTGTATATCAGTAGTTGATTTTGAAGTAACCATTTCATCACTCTTAGAGTATTTATCCATCATAAAGAATGAATTTGTTCTAAAATTCTCTTCAATACCATTACCATAAACTAAAAGACTTAATCTTACTTTTTCATCTAATACACCACTACTCATATGTAAACTTTTTTCTTTTATATATAAATAAAAAAAAATCAATCATATGATAAATTCGAAACCTAGTAATAAAAAGTATCATGGAGGTAATTTCATACCAAAAAATAAAGATAAAGTATTAAAACTTAATTCAGAAGGTGGTGTATATTACAGAAGTTCTTGGGAACAAAAGATTATGATTTGGTTAGATTTAAAAGATGAAATATTCCAATGGGGTGCAGAATGTCTAGAAATCCCATATCAAATGACACACTTTGAAAATGGTGACTCTAGAATAAAAGCACATAGATATTATCCAGATTTTTTCTATAGAATGAGAGGAGATGATGGTGTTCTGAAAGAAGTGGTGGTTGAAGTTAAACCGATGAAGGAGTATAAAATGGTTATTGCACTAACAGAAGGTAAACTAACAGTCCCTGATAAAGGAATGAAGAAATTGAAGAGCTTTGAATATGATTTAAAGATGGCATATAAAAATAAACAGAAATGGGAAACTATGATAAAGTGGTGTAAAAAAAAAGGTTATTCATTCATCATAATAACAGAAGATAATCTAAAAAACTTTAGTGTATAAACTTATAATATAGTATTATTAGATATAAAGTTATGTTTATAAATGGTAGTATCCTTATATAATAATTATAAGTAGTTTCTGATATATGATAGAATATGAATTTAATCAAATTAAATACTATCAATAGTAAAAATATATCAATAAAGCTTGAAAAAAGGCCAATAATTGGCCAAATTATAGAGAGTATTTTTAAGATATAAAAAATACCATCAGACTTCCTGATTGTATCGATATCTTTATTTTTGAAGATAATATCTAATCTTTTTTTATTAAAAAAATGATATATTTCTGAAAATATAAAACTAAATATTATAATATAAAATGTAACTATCATATATCCTTTATTGTTATATCATCTAATGATATAAGATTATTCATTTGATACTCAGTTATTCTAACTGACTTATCTTTTTTGATTATGTTAAAAAGTGAATCTTCTACAAAGACCTCAACTCCGTCACCGACGATTCTATCATACTCATCAGGTACAGTATCAGACTCTCTACCCTCATAAATTTTACTAATATAACTCAATCTTTCTTTAAAGTCTAAATGTAGAGAACATCCGGAGGGTATTATCACCGATCCTCTTTCAGACTCTTCCCAAATTTGTAAAATAACCTTGTTCATAAAAATAATTTTATATCATTTATATGAAAATATACTTAAAAGTTTTATTTATATTATTTAACTCTTAATTTATATACAAATGGAACCTTCACACCTTTTAAATCCGGAATACTAGATCCTTCTATTTTAATCAAACCCTTATGTTTTTTCGATATCGACTTTATTTGTTCATCAATATTATCAACAGATGTGAATGCAATTGAACCCTTCTCTGCGACTTTCGATTCCATTCTTGATGCAGTATTTACAACATCACCAAAGAAATCTAGAAGCTCTACATTTTGTATTCTACATTTTTTTGCAGTCATTTTACCAGAACATATACCAATTCTAAGTGGTAGTTCTTCTGTATTTATAACATCAACTGCAAAATCGATTGCATTCTCCAAAGATTTTTCACTTTTACTGAAATAAATCATAAATGCATCACCAATTGTCTTAACAACAAATCCTCCTCTTTTTCTTGCCAAATCATCCATTATTTTAAAATGTTTATCCAACTGAATACTCATTGTTTTTGCATCATCAGACCACATACTAGAAGATCCAACAACATCTGTGAAAAGCATTGTAGGCGAATCACCACCAGGATACTCACTCTTATTCTCTTCATAGTTCCGTTGTGCGTCAGTAAGTAACCTATCAGATCTCTTATTTGTTTTATCATCAGAATCGTTAGATTCGAATACTCTAAAGTCGTTTATCCATCTCATATTATTATATATAAATTTGTGATAATGTAAAATTATACTTATATTTGTAAGACAAAAAATAATATATTATGAAATCAATAAATATAAAAGAATATCAAGGTAGAGTATTTGAGGCAAAAGATAATTTTTTAATAGAAACCGTAAATGGTGAAAATTCAGTAAGATTAAATAATCCATCAAACTTTGTTGATGAGAAACTTGCAGAATTTACAGGTAAGAATATAAAAGTAGAGATTACAATAAATATTGTAGAAATACCTTCTTAATCTTATATCTTCTCAAAGCACTTTTTGAAGGATTTATACTAATAGCAGTCATTCCAATACTTGGTGGAAGTATTATGTCATATGTAAATAGTTTAATCATAAAGAGTGTAAACCCATTCCATCATTAGACCCTTCTATAGATATTAACCTTATTTGGTGGTCATTATCACCCTTCTTTTTATATAAGTCATTATAACCCTTCGCAATCCCTCGCTTAAATATTTCCGTAAAATATGCGAAAGCATTTACTGATTTTTCCTCGTTAAAATTATACCAGTTTTGAAAAACATAAAGTAGTCCACTTTGATAACAATCCATTTTATCATCATTAGACCAGTATCTCATTTTTTTGATTGTCTTTTTTGCAAGTAGTTCTAACATTTTTTGTGCAGGTCTTGTAAGTCTACCTTGTGCCTTACTAACCACTAATTCTATATAAAGTTCTCTATTATTTAAATACATTAAATTAAGCATTATTTTTTTGTAATCCTTATGGATTTTTTATACTTTCATGTTATATAACAAAAAGTCAAAAAAGTTTATAAAATAAAAAATCCCCTAATAGGGGATTTTTAAAAATATCAATATGAATTATAATTTAATTCTCTCATTATATTGTGTTTCTTTTATAGCATATAATTCAGAATCTAAAACTGATTTCCTCTTTTCTAAATTATTAAGTGCAGTTGACAATACTTCAGATTCACCTACCATTTTAATAGAACCTTTAAGTTTATCAATGTTAAAATTAACGTCTTCTAATTTAAGAGTTATTTCTCTTTCTTTATCTTCCAATCTTCTTTTAACAATAAGTTCTTTACCTAATTTATTTTCATAAAAGTAAGTTAAGTCATAATTAAGTTCATTCCTTACTTCATTAACTAATTCTAATGCAGATTCATACTTAAAAAATGAATTACCATATCTCTCATCACATCTATATAAGAAAGTTGTATTTTTATAATTAAATGCAAAACATTCTAAATGTGGATTAATTAAGTTATTAACTCTTTTAACCACATCTAACTCAACAAATTTATCAAGATTACTAGAAACTTCTAATAAGATTGGGTAAAAGTTTTTATTTACAATTGGAATAATAGGAGAATTGAATAAACTTTCTAAAGTTGTCTCATCATTCATCTCATCATCATTGATAAATACTTTACCTTTTTTACCAACTGATAAACCAATTGTTAAGTACTCGGAAATTTTAAAATTAACTCTATCCTCTGTGACAGATGCATATTTCATTGCAGTCTCTAACATTCTTAAAGATCTCAATGTTTCTTCATCTTTAACATGATTTTCAACTAATGTCTTTTCGATAACACTCTCACTTAAAAGGAACCAAGAATCTTTAACTAATGCAATGTGACCCTCTTCAACAGATTCAACTATTGTGAAAATAGACTCACCTTTACCACCACTTAATAAATTTGATTTTTGTTCAGGAGATTTTGTTAAATTATGAACGAATAGTTTAATCTCAGGTACCCAATCATAAACCGAAAGTTCGTTTAATACTTTAGACATTCTATCTTGATCAGTTTCAAGGTTTATAGTTTGTAGAAGTACATTAATAGGTTGTCTATATAACTCACCACTATTCTTAGTGTTAAGAACATTGTAAAGGTTTTTCAACTCATAAAGTAACTCGAAGTTCTTCATATCGTCGTTCAACCCTTCTAAAAGAGACTTTACACTTTTATCATAAGTATAAGGTTTAAGTCTTTCGTTTAACGAATTAACAATTGTTTTCTCTGATGCAGTGTTACAAGCATTCATATGTCCCTCAACTATCGTAGAGATCTCATCTTGTTCAAGAGAAAGATTCTTTTTAAAGTTAAACAATTCAAGTTTAAGATTCTTCATATTTTTAGATATTTTTTTTATATTATAGAGTATATATTAACTACAAAAAGCCGTTTTTTTCTATTTTTTTTTATTTATTTGTATCTCTTGGAGTTATATTTTGTTGCCCTGTAACCGGATTGATTGAACTACCACCAGCACGTTCTCTAGATTTTAATATATTATTGAACCATCTACTACGTTTTGGTACAATTGCATAACCGTCTTCTCCAAATGTTCCATATATATCATTTGGATTTACACCATTTGTATTATAGAAACTACCGGTTTGACCGTATCCTGGTAAAGGATTATTTGGATCAAAGGGTCCATTTATCCAAGGTTGTTCAAAGTAATCAGAATAACCACCAGTAATTTCAAATCCATTGGCATCTTTCATACCAGATCCAAATTCTCTTGGATAACCAGTATCTGTAACCCGGTCTCTTCTAAATGCAGGGTAGTATGTTTCCACCGTAAATGATACCTTCAACTTTATATTATTATCACTTGTTAGATTTTTTTCTCTACTCATTTCAATGGTATTTGAATCTGGCATAACAATTACTGCATCAATATTCATGAAATTGTGTTCAAAATACATGAATTTATAAATCCAAAGTGTATCTAATATAGCCTGACTACATTTAAAAGTATCGACCTCGCTTGATAATGTTATTTCTAAATCATAATTTACAGTTATTGGAATTGCCCTAACTTTACCTAAGACTTTTCTAATCTCCACCTCATTCTCAATAACCATCCTCAACCAAACGTTTGGATTGGCAAATTCATCAGATTTTATATTAAAACCAGTCATTGTTAAATGACCTCTTGGTATCATATCGGTATTTAATTCGACAAACCTATTTTCAGATACTATATCATCCGAAAATGAGTCTAATAAGAATCTCTCATCACCAGTAAGTGAGTAGTATATAGGAACTTGTACAAAAACATCACCAGATGTAAATCTATTTGTCCATTTTATCTGACCCTCTAGCGTATCTAAGACACAAACTGTTAAGTCTCTAAAGAATACATCTTCAAAATTAAAACTATCTCCAATCATTCATTATATATTAAATAAACTTTCCTTCTGCATAACTATATATCATGTGATAAATAAATTTTAAATATGTCAGTAAAAAGTCTAATACTTTGGGAAAGATGGAGACCCAAAAAAATAGAAGATATAATTCTTCTTCCAAGAATACGTAAACAATTTGAAAATGGTATAAATCAACATTATATATTTTATGGAAACTATGGAACAGGTAAAACAAGTTTAGCGAGAATACTTATTGGTAAGTATAGTAAAGAGACACCATTCTTAGAACTAAATTGTTCTTTGGATACATCTATAGATGTCCTTAGAGAGGAAATACAAAATTTTTGTAAATTCACACCAATGTTTGAGTCTAATTCAGATATTAAATATGTATTCCTGGATGAGTTCGAAAGAGTTTCTGCACAATTCCAAGATGCATTCAAAGCATTTATAGAAAAGTATAACAATAATGTTAGATTTATAATAACTACAAATCATATAAATAAAATAACAGAAGGACTAAAATCTAGAATTAAAACTATTGGATTTGATTGCATAGGTGCGAATGAAGAAAGGTATCTAAAAACCGAATTATATAAAAGAATTCAAAATGTGATTCTACCTAAAGAAGGGAAAGAGATTTCTAAAGAGAACTTAGGATATATTATCAATAAGAAGTTTCCAGACTTTCGTAATATACTTGTTGAAGTTCAAGATTTCATCGAAACTGGTGAGATAAATAATGGTGTTAGTAACGTATCCAGTAAGGTCAAAAATGATCTTTATAACTTTCTATATGAAAGTGGAAACTATGAAAGTGTTTACCACTTTTTAATGTCAAACTTTGGTCAGGAGAAAATAGACTCAATGATTAAACTATTGGGTAAACCATTCATCGATTGGTCGATTGAGAATGGAAAGGATGTTAATTTATTATTTAAAGTAGCAAACACTGTTTGTGAATATACATTGATGATGGAATCTTCCATAGATCCCATCATAGTCGGAATATCGTTTATAGGAAAAATAAGAGAGATAATTCATGGTTGATATTCATTTTATATAATTTTATATTAAAAAATATAATCAAAAGTTGGAGTGATACTTTGGTTAGTTTCTTCCATAAGAGATTTCATTTTTTAATATATAAATTATGGCAAACTATAACTTTATAGATTTTTATCTTGGATATCCCGAACACCCAAGATTTGTCGATAAACGACTAATAGAGGATGATACTATAAGGGTAATTGTTCAAAAATGGGAAATGATATTATTCACAAATAAAGGTGAACTTTTCTTTGACCCAGAATTTGGAGGCGATTTACCATATTACTTACACCAAACAAGGTTATCCGAGAAGTCAATAGAGGATGATTTACGAAGTCAAATATCAACATATATAAAAGAATTAGATTCCGTGCCATATATATTGAAGGTCTCATTCTTCGAAGATCCGGAAAGACACCAAGAGTATATGGAGGTATTTTTTCAAATAAGGGATTTGGATGTTTATTATGTAGTTTCTTAATTAACCATATTATTTGTAAAAATATATCTCATTTAGAAAATCAACATAACTATGTATATTTTTTTCTTTTATCTTTTTTGGCAAATCTTTGAAACTAACATCGGTCCATTCTTTATCAAAAACCCATTTCATATTTTTAGGTGCTTTCTTTTTAGAACCATACTTATTGCGCATAGCCCAAATATATTTAAATTGTTGTTTTGATTTAGTTGGCATAGTAAATAGTTTATTTTATAGGACAATGTTTTGCACTATAAATATAGTCTTTATTCATCTTTAAATGAACTCCCATCGATTTAGCCGCAATTTCAATATCCTCCAAACACTCACCATCTGCACCACCAACAAGAATAACATCATTAACTTCATTTAATCCTTCGTTTAAATTTTGTGCATCAACAACCTCTGTAAATAATTCATGTAATTTCTTTGGTATGTGATACCAAACATGATTGTTACCGACATAGACAATAAGAGTACCCTCCTTTGTAGGAAAAACATCACCTATTTTAATATCATCTGAATCTTCCTTAGATTTAACCTCTTTATATGTATCTTCGGATAATACCTTTTTATAAAAATCTGCATCAACATCATAGTTATATCTTTTCTCGATTAAATCGATTTGATTTGGAAAATCATATAAATCATCATGATCAGGAACTTCTGGATCCTCATCGTATAAATAATCTTTATCAACATTTTTACCATCTACATGATTATCCCATATTTGGTATACCCTATTAAACCGGTTACAATATTTTTTCAACTCTTTAACATAATTATCCGTGAAAAATTCTTTAAATGATTTTTGTACATCAACAACAATAAGAATATCTTTATTTGTATGGCTTTCGAAGGTTTTTAGGTATCTCATTTACTATATATTATTTACATAATTTGATATTTTTCAAATATCTTCATAACCACCATATAAACCACCATGATCCATAGAGGATAAGATATAATCTTTAAACTCATAAGGGTCTACTTTCCAAGTATCCTTTATTTTATCCTCTATTAACTTATCACTAATAAAGTTTTCAAATAGTTTTAAATTTTTCATGGTTTATATATTAAAAAAACTCATCATTTCTGATGAGTTTTTTTTATTTTTTTAGATTAAAGTGGAAGCTCTTCTTCATCTTCTTCTTGACCTTGAGTCTGTGCCTGTGGCTCTTCGAAATCACCTTGTGGTTGAACTTCTTCTTGACCTTGTGGTTGAACTTCTTCTTGACCTTGTGGTTGAACTTCTTCTTGACCTTGTGGTTGAACTTCTTCTTGACCTTGTGGTTGAACTTCTTCTTGACCTTGAGTCTGTGCCTGTGGTTGAACTTCAGTTTGTATCTGAACTTGACCCTGACCTTGAGCCTGTGATTGACCTTGTGCACCACCCATTAGAGCATTACCCGGTATTTTATCAATATCAGTATTATTCAATGTGATATATTTAACAATCTCTTCTGCAATATCAACATCACCGAAAAATTGACGAAGATTTTTACCTGTCGTTTCTTTTACTTTCTTAACATAAGAATTTATTAATGATTGTGGAATATCAATCATTGTTTTAACCTTATATAAATCGTTCACTTGTAGAACAGATTCTTTAATTATCTCTTCTCTATTCTTTTGAACTCTAAAACTTTCAAATTGTCTGATATGTTTCATTCTTTTTGTTTAATTTTTTATATAGTTATATATTAAGTAAAAAATATGATTTTTTTCACTTTTTAAAATTCCATTGTAATATATTATACTGTAAACCTATACCTATTTGTACACCCGTGACTGGAAGTAAAGTGACAGGATTTAAACCAACACCATAACCACCGTAAACACCAATTGCCCATTTTTTAGGCGGAAAGTATTTTTTCAAAACGTCGGAGTCTTTTGGATCAATTAAAGCACCATCTAATTTAGATGGTTTAAATCCTGGATAATCACTTTTAACAAAAATCTCCAATATACCATCTTTATTTTCAGTTAAGCCAGTAGATAATTCAATGTTAAATTCATCTTTAGTAATAGACATTTTAGATGTTGATATGTTAAAGGAACTATCAATATTTACATCAAAATTACCCTCAAGTAATCTATAGTTTTTTGATGAATATTTATTACTTAAATCCCATTCGAAGTTTTTTGTAAAAGTATTACCATCCCATTTACCAGGACTTGTAGATTTTATTTCAATATAAGTAGTATCATGAGTTATACTAATAACGGGTCTTATAATCACAATTGGATTATCCTTTAAATATTTAACCTCTTTTGATAAATTACTATTAAGACTATTCAAATTACCATTTTCTGATATAAGCACACCTTTCTCATAAACAAGTTTACCATTATCATCACGATATGTTCTAATAGAATCATTTAATGTGAATATATTCTGATTAAGTGTATTTAATTGACTACTCGAACCACTACAAGAACGAATAAATAAAAACAGTAGGATTATCAATACTATTACTAGTATATTTCTCTGTGTTGAAATTTTCATAAATTTTTTATAATTTATTTTATATATCAAAATATTTTATATATATTTGTATAAATAAATAAAAGACTTATGCAATATAAAAGACTTATCTGTTTCGATTTTGATGATACACTTTTCCACACACCTCTTCCTGAAGAAGGTAAAATAGTCTGGAAAGAAAAAACAGGAACAGAGTGGCCACATAGAGGATGGTGGGGTAAACCAGAATCTATTGATGATGATATCTTTGATATCCCAAAGAATGAATGGACATACCAAAGATATTTAGAAGCAGTTGCGGATCCAGACGCATATGTTATTATGGCAACCGGAAGATTAGATAAAGTTCCTGGTATGAGAACTAATGTAGAAAAGATTCTAAGGGATAATAATATAGAGTTCGACGAAGTACACTTAAACTGGGGAAGTGATACATTTATATTCAAATGTAACCTACTTGAAAGAATGATTACAAAAATGGGTGTGGAAGAATTAAAGTTCTATGATGATCGTGAAGCACACTTACCAAAGTTTGTAGAATGGGCAAAAGAACTTGATATTAAAAGTGAAATTATAGATGTTGTCAATAAAACCACAACAACTATATCAGGGATCTAGTATATAATATATAATAAAAAAAGAGATAAATACAATATGAGTAAAACTAAAGAACAAGTAGAGTCTAAGGTTGAGGAGATTTTATCAAAACCTTATAGATTAGAACTTCACAATGATGATCACAATTCTTTCGATTGGGTAATCACATGTCTTATGAAAGTATGTAAGCATCAAGAAGAACAGGCAAACCAATGTGCACACATAGTACATTTTAAGGGCAAATGTGACGTGAAATATGGTGATTACGAAACAATCTCAACAATGAAAGAAAAGTTATCAGTATCTGGACTTTCAGTAACTATGGAAGCAAACTAATTAAAAGGCCACTCATTGAGTGGCTTTAACTTTTATTAAACCAGTTTATACCACTAACATTACCACCAGTATTTTGTACTCTTGATTTAACCTGTCTTCTTACTTTAAGTACTTGACCATAATCGAGACCCTGTACATAATCCATATTTCTCATACATTCATTTACATAGTTCATAAATTCCTTTGGACTATACTTATTACCCCATTCTTCTACTAACTCTTTAAACTCTGGTTTATTAAATATAGAAGTGGCATTAACTATCGTCATAACAGTATCATCATGACCAACATCGGCAGCATATCTTGTATTACCAGCACTTGTAGTATGTTTAACGAATGTCGTAATCTCACGTATGTTATCTTCATTTGTTATATGAAAACCTTTACTATACATAAGATCTTGATAATCCTTAACCATCATATTCTTATTTTCACCAACTTTAAGACCAACCTTTTCTTCGGTAGAATCTATTCTATGTTTATATCTAACAAAAACAGATGAACCGTAGTTATTATTACCATCAAAAACATGTGGCATTTCTGCAAGTAAAGTATTACCATAATTATTTAACTCCAAAACAACTCTAACATTCTCAGGATTTAAATATTCAAATACTAATAAATAAAGAATTTCAGAAAGTTGTTTAACCGAAACAAAGTTATTTCTAAACATACCAACTTGTTCTAATCTAAAAAAGTCAGTTATAGATTTATATTTATGTTTTTGTTGTTCTATTACATCAATTGGTTTCTCAGAAACCTTAAAAATATTTATTATAGAGTAATCTTGACCAAGTCCCTCTGATATATCAACCGATAACACAAATTTATAATCTTTTCGTCTTAATGGTACGAATATTCCATCATCGTCAATCCATTTTAGGTCCTCATATATAAATTTCAATTTATTTTTAAATTCTGATATCTCCTCATATTTATAATTTCGTTTAGATTTTAATAACTCATCAATTATTGCCTCATTCAAAAGTGACTTACTACCATTTATGAATCTCAAACCATACTCTTGATTGAACGCATCTTCACCACCGATATCCTTTATCGCCTCATCCTGCCAAGTAGTCAACTCTGCAATGGCTAATATAGAAGTTTCAAAACCATTTTTATCTATGAAATGTATAGACTTTACCTGTTCATCCGTACATTTATCATTATTAAATACATGAATAACATCTTTCTGTTGATCCATATTAAACTCAATTTTAACCTTTGTTTTCTCACCATATTCACCATTCACTAAATCAAAGATATCATCCTTAGTAACACCATACTCATAAAGTTTATGTGGATTTAATCTTATATAAGTAACAAACCTACCAGGTACTTGATACCAATAAACTCTCATTGGTTTATAGTTATTCTTCAATGGATCACCATCAGGTCTCTCTGCATCAATAAGTAACCTATGAAATAAATTCATACCATTTGGAGTTGAAGTTATTATAATTTTAGAATTCTGTACTGCAGATACGGTCGGAAATGCCGCCGTATAGTACGGTTCAATAATATTCGATGGAATATGTGCAAACTCATCTAAGTAAAGAACATCAATCGTAAAACCGATCGCAGGAGTCTTAGATCTAGCAGATGTTTTTATTCTACAACCATTCTCGAATGTTAGTGATTTCTGGTTCCAAGTCTTAACACCAGGTTTTAAAAAAAATGGTAGTAATGTGTATATCGATTTAACCTTATCGACAATCTCAACAGCAGTATCACCCTTATTCGCAACAATCATACAGTTTTTATCATTATTAAATAATATTGTATGTAGTATGAAAATTGCAGAAGACACGGTTTTACCAACCTGTCTTGATGCCATAAGTATATTAAATCTATTATTTACAAAATTATCTAATATTTCTTTTTGATAGTCCCTAAGAGTAATAGAACCAACAGATCCATCTTCTCTTTTTGTCTTACAATACTTTTCTGTAAAGTAATGTATATCTAACGCACATCTTACGTATTCTTGTTGTTCTTCAGGTGTCATCCTGAAAGAGACACCGGCTCTTCTGATACCGACCTCACTCTTCATCCAAGGATTTTGATATCTCTTAACAACAACACCATCATTTATCTTATCAGTGGCCTCATCAACAAATTTAGTAGTAAATACCATTTGTCTTTCATCATTTGACTTCACTGCCATATATATACATTTATTTTTTGTATATATAAAGTAGTAAAAGTGGAAAAAATACACTTTTTTCAATTTATATATACAATATGGGAAGAAAATCGGGAGTAAATAAATTAAAAGTTGGTTTCTCTGTAGACATAGAGACTTACAAAGAGTTTGAACAATATTGTGAAGAGAATTCAATTAATAAATCAAAACTAATGGATAAGATTCTTAAAAACTTTTTAGAAAAAGAAAAAACTAAAAATAATCATATAAACCATGTCTAAAAAAGAAGAAAATGAAAAAAATAGAATAAAATACGAATTTGACGAAATACAGTCAGAAAACGGTGATTTCGACTTTTCTAAACATCTTGCAAGACCAGAGGATCTACCCGATTTGGGAGAAATTGAAATATATGACTATGATTCGGATTTAACAGTTGCAAGTCAACAAGCAATGGATGTTGTTGAACCACTTGTAGATTTATACTTAGGTGATGTTCCTAAATTAAAAGAACATCCTTATATAAAAAGTAAAATGAAAGAGGATGCTATGGTTTATGCAGAAGCAATCTTCTTAACAAAGATGACTAGAAAGAATTTACTTACACAAATGAGGCAAGTTGATAATGGCGATAATTCTGCAAGAATGCATGAAGTTGTCAATCAAACAGTTGGTCAAATAAGAGAAAATGCCAAGTTTTTATCTGGACAAAAGACCGAATTGGAAAAGTTCTATAAAACACTTAGAAAGGATTTAGGATACGAAGAGATTGAACAAGAAACACAAGTATCAGAAGAGATAGAGTCAAAACCAGAAGGTGAGATAACTGATAATAGAAAATTGAATGATATGATTAAGATGGCAATGTTGAATAAAGAACAAGATAAGAATAAATAGTCTATTTCTTCCAATTAAAATTCTCAAAAGTCTTTATCATGTTATATTTTATTACAACCTTGGTAGTTGAAAATCTTTTAACCTTGTTAGTACTAACAAAATTAAAATAAATATTTTTATTCTCAGATTTTAATAAATCAATTATCTCGGATTTTATATCAGAATCACTATTATCAATAATAAGTTGTAAAAGGTTATTACATTTTATACCAAGACTTATTGTATTTTGATCATCATCATAGAAGTAAATATCATCATAACTTTGAAGTTCATCGTCAACAAATTTATCACCATCTGTTTTCATTCCAATTGAATGTTGTAATAATAACCTAATCTTTTTATGTGATATATCATCTAAGTCTCTATTGTAAAATGTATCTGATATAAAATAATATTTTTTAATAAAAAGACCAACTTCCTCTAACTTATTCTCAATCTTCTTAATTATTTTATCATAATTTTTTTTATTGTTTTTAGAGCAAATAAAATAGATATCATCATTTTTATTTTTTAAGTGTATTAAGTTATCTATATTAATATCATAATCAAGTGTTTCTATTATATCAGAATTCATAAATTCCTGCATAGAAAATGTTAGATCTGTTATATCTATATTAAGATTTTTACACTTTATTTTAATACTATTCATTAAATCATCCGGTAACCAATAAGATGATCCACCAAAATATATAGAATTTTTTTTACTTTTGTATATTCCACTTCTTATAAGGTTAAAGTCAGAATTGCTAATTTTGAATACTGGAAAATTTGGACTATTCTTATCAACCAACCAAACCTTGCTATCCATGACCAAGATAGTCTCTATGTCAAAAAAATGTGCATTCATAGTCTAAAATTTGTTACTTTATATTTTATTTCATGTGGCATAACATCAAATCTACTACCCTCATATTCTTTATCGAGCCAAGTAACACCACCACTAAGTTCATTATCAAAACTTATACATTTTGGACAATTTTTAGGTGGTGATTTAACATCTTCATTACCAACCATATCACTATCAGTATAAGAAAATGTTGCCTTACACCAAGGACTACTACAAACCGCCAATTTATTATCCATAAAGTATATATAAAAAAATAAAACACATTATTTTATGTGTTTTATTTTTTATTATTTTATCATATTTTTACTTAATGCAAAATCATAAAGTATAGGTAAATTAAGATACTTACAATAATTATCTCTTATTTCACTTATTTTTTTACTTCGCTTTACTATGTTAATTATCAACATACCATACTCTTCTTGAAAATCTAAATAGCAATCACACCAAGGTTTACTATAATTATCTAATGTTCTCCACTCCGTATATCCACCCGTTAACCAAAATAGAGACTTCTCAGGTGTTATGTTCTCTGTATCAACTTCACCAAGTTCTAAATTCCATATATTATCATCCCAATCAAATTTTCTCATTAATAGGACAACCGCCTCTGCTATATCACTGGTTAACTCATTACCAATTTCAAAAAAATATATATTTTCTTCTTTAGTAATTCTAACGATTCCATTATTATAGACATCGTTTCTCCCAACCGTTTTTAGAGCAACTTTTCTCCTTTTCATAGTTATTTGTTTATTTTTTAGATCATAACTTGATTCCCTCTACCCATTTACCATTAAAATTTCCGTTTTCAAAGATTCCATTTTCCCAAACACCATGAAATGAACCCCCCTTAAATATACCATAGTGCCAATCACCAGAGTAGAAGTCACCACTATACCATATTATAGTATTATTTCTTAATTCGAGAATTGCGTTCTCAAACTCAGAATCTATAAGCCAGTATAATTTATTTGATATTAGTATTTTATTTATTTCACTTTCATTGGTAAAGACTTTACCATTATGTTTTAATTCGATATATCTCATATTGGAGACTTTTTTTTATATCTTATATATTCAATATTATATAATATAAAAATCAATAACCTTATTTATTGTCTTTTTTTAGAGATTCTATAATTTTTTTTTTATAATCGTGGATTTTTAATAAATTTTGAATATTATTTTATTTAAAAATTAAGTTATTGATTATCTAAGAAGTCTTTTTCTTCTTTGGTTATAGAATCAACACCATATTTAGATATCTTTTCTAAGATAACATCAACCTCTAAAATAATTGGAATTTTAACCGGTTCATATACCTCTACTGCCAATAATTCAGGTAAGAATTTATTAAATAATCTAATTGTCTCAAAATCATCAATTTCAAAAATATTTTCTTCAACAAGATTGAACGCAATTAGTATACCATCTTTAGTTAACCATAACTTTGCATATGTTCTTTCTTTAAGATTTAAAATACTATCATACATTAAATTATACCCAACGCAGAATTCTTTAAGTTCATCATCACTAAGTATCGTAAGGTCAACGCAAATTATATCTTTCATATTTTCTTTATTTTGTTCTACAAATATAGTGAATTTTTTCTGATTAAAAAAGGAAAACATATATTAAAACTTTAATATATACCAAAAAATAGATTTTTAATAATGAAATATATTAATAGAAGAGAAGATTTTTTAAAAAATTATAATAATATTTTAAAAATTAAAGATAAATATACAAATTCCGAAAATATTAAAACCATAAATGAAGATGTAGTAGGTGGTCCCTTTGTCAATAATGTTGGTTGGGGTGATTCATTATTAGGTAGATTAATAAATTCAACATTAAGGAAAGCCAAAATAGGTGCAAATCTTTTAAGAATAAAGTCAGTTGAACAAAGACTCAGAGATTCAATGGATGATATTTTATTAACCTCATCAGTTGCAGAGTTGGACGAAAATGATAAAAGACTATATGCAAAGGCTTTAATATCAACATATCTAATAGCTCTTCAAGATGCTGTAGAAAAGGGTGAAGCAAAGATTGAATTATTGAATCTAACAGAATCTGCAATTTTAGAAGTTAATTCGAATAAGGATTTAGAAGATAAAAATGAACTACTAAGACAATTGAATGAATGGAAAAAATATTTAGAACAATTTGAAGAGGGTGAATCAGAAGATGATGATTACAAAAATGAAGAAAAAAGAACAGAAACGGAAACATATTTAGAAAACTTTAAGTATTTATTTGATATTTTATTGACTTATCAAGGAATAACACAGGAAATAAAAAATGTAGTAAATTCAACAGAATCACCAACACAACAGACAAATAAACAATCTTCAACAGAAGGTGAGTTTGAAATTGGTAAAGAATATGTATTTACAAATAAAAGTGGTAAAGAAAACCCTGTTAAAATTATTTCTTTAGATAAAACAAAAAAGGCTGGACCAGATAAAGAATTTCTCACAAAAGATGATATAATCGGAACCGATGTTATAAAGAGAGATCATGCTTTTGTTGCATTTAAAGATGTAAAAGGAATGTATAAAAAAACTATGAGCGTTCCTAAAAATCAACTAAAACCTTTACCAGGTGAAGAAAATGTTACGGTTGCCAAAAGTAAAGAAAAAACACCGAAACAAATTCAAACTGAATCCAAATTAATGAAATATGATGATTTTCTAAAAATAGATGAAGATACTAACGATACAAACACATCTAAAGTGGGTAAACCTATCGGTAAAATTGTTGGTAAAATATGGAAATTCATCACAAGTTCGAAAGATGAGCGTAAGTTAGATTTAGATACTAAAAAACTATGGGATGTAATAAAACCATTGTATTTAGCATTTAAAAGCGAACCAAACATATTGATAAAAGATGGTGAATTCCATAAGTTTTTAAATTCTGACGATAGAACAACAAACGACGGTTATGAAAAGTATAAATTAAGCATAGATAAAATATATACAAACATAAGATCTATAAATGGAATAAACGAAGATGTACATACGATATTAGAAAAGTCGAATGAAATAGGTAAATATATAGCAGACATATATACGGTGACTAAAGAAAAGCCCGATGGTAGCTTCATTATTTATATTGATGAAACAAACAAAATTGAAGTTAAGGGAGAGACGTGGGATGTATTTACGGATGATATAAAGGGATTCAACGAATCCATGAAGTATGTTCTTGAAGTGACTAGTAAATGGAACGAAGGAGATACGGTTACTTGGAATAGTAGAGATACCGGGAAGAAAATAACTAAAGAAATATTAAGGATTGATGGTAGAAATCTCATCTTCAAAGATAAAAGTGGTAAAGAGTTTACAAAGTCTATGGATGATGTTGAGAAAGTTTTAGAAGAGTCTAAAACTCTACTTAGATATAAATCTTTTTTAAGTATGAATGAGGCAGATTATACCGAAAATAAAATTGGATTTAAGAAAGAAGAGGATACTACGGATCCAACGGAAGATACCGAAGATCCAACGGAAGATACTACAAATGACAATAACAGTGAAGTAAGTGAGTGGAAAAATCCAAATAGTGTTACCAAAATACAAGACTGGTGGGATAAAAAAATGGATCTAAAAATATGGATTTTAGAAAAAACTGAAGTTGATAAAGTAAGAGTAAATTTAGATAAAAAACTTGCAGAGAAAAAAGATTCTATTGTAATAGATGGTATGGATCCTATATTAGAGATTGTGAAAGTATTTAATAGAGCATATAAGTTACACACAACACAAGTTATTCCAACTGGTAGATCTGGTGGTAAAGTATCTAACAAAACATTTTTAGAATATCATAGTTTTGGAGGTGGTACCCCAGAGACCGCAGGTGCAAGTGGTGGACCATATAGAAATAATGCAATTTTTAATCAATGGGAAAATTGTGTATTGGATGTTAAAAAAGATAAAAAATATCAAGCAATATTCAATGTCGGTACTAAATTAAAAGTTGGAGATGAGTATATAGAAAAGGCAGGTATGAACCTAAGAAAATTCATGACTGATATGTTGGATGGTGATGAGCTATACAAAGGTGGTTCAGGTAAAGAACAAGGTGCACAAGCTAAATTCCTAGATAAATATTTTGGATATAAAGATGATAAGAATGATAGTAATCTATATTACGGTGGTGACGGTGGTGTTGTAACAGGAGTTGCTAATAATATAAAATCGGTAGAAGTAAGTCTTGTCGATGGTAGAGAAACAAGTATAAAAATTAAAAACGAGAACTCTTTAGAGTATACTTGGTTCTCACTACTTATTTCTGAGAATGGTGGTAACGGAAAGAGATTTTATTTCCAAATACAAGAAATAAAAGATAACTTTTTATATATTAACTATTCCGAAACTGCATTTTATCTTAAAAAGAGTCTTCAAAAATTTAGTAGAACAACGGTTAATTTAAACAAAGAAATTAATCAATTTAATGAGAAGGATCCAAATGGTGAGATTTATCCAATTATGGCAACACGTATAAAATCAACAGAGTTGTACAAAGATGGTAAATTTAATCTCCCAAACTCTATAACTATAAATAGTGTTATGAGAGTTAATGATGATAAGAAATCAGACAATAAAGGAACTAAAGTTGTTAAGAAAGAAAATAATTGGAAAATAATAAAGGCCAATCACATAGTAGATTTAAGTAGAGGTTCAACTAAAGATGATTTTAAAAGGGTTAAAATTGACAAAAGTTCAACTGAAAAAAATATTAAAGAGTATGGTGGATTCGAAAATATAAGTTCAACCGAAGGTATAAAAGATACAAATATTAAATAAACTATGAAATACTTAAAAAAATTCAAACATTTTGAGAATATAAATGTTGAGGTAACAGATAGACCAGAGATAATGCTCGCTAAGGAAAAGTTAAATGATTTAGAGAAAAGTATAAAGGAATATCCAAAAGTAAAGGCCGAACTGGATCGTACATTTACAAATATAAAATCAGATGATGGTGATACTATACTAAAGGATAAGATAAATGAGATAAGAGATAAATTTCCAAATAACCCCTTTATCGAAGGATATACAAAAGTTTTGAGTCTTCAGAGCAGAATAAAAAAGATACAAGATGAATTGGTCAAGTACAATGATGATTTATATCAAAATCAAGAGGATTTAAAATTATTAAACTCTGATAATAGTAGTGATAGTTCCGTAGAATCGAAGACAAATACTATAAACGACATAAAATCAAAACAAAAGTTGAAAGGCCAAGAAATAATTGACACACAAAAAGACTTAACAACTGCAGAAAGTGATTTAAAGAAGAAAATGGATGATATAAAAAAGGAATTAGTAGATTCTTCTAAAAAAATAACAGATGATATAAAAAAATAGAAAAATATCACTTTTTACATTTTATATATACTTTAACTATAAAAAATTAAACTAAAAATATGGCAATTCAAATTGGAAAATACAAAAGACCAGGGATATTCTTAGAAGAATATGATAACTCAGTTATCGCAACTCCAGTTGCTGAAGGTGGTATTACAAATTTAGTAATCGGTGTCTCTAAAAAAGGACCTGTTAACACACCTATCAGAATTACTAATAATTCTGATTTAGAAGCAATCTTCGGTCAATTGGATAGAAGCTTGGAAAGAAAAGGCTCTTTTTTTCACAGAACTATTTCTAAAATGTTGGAAACTGCACCAGTTTTTGCAGTAAACCTACTACTAACAGATGACAACTTAGATACTATTGAGTATAAATCTTTATCTACATCAGCAGATTATTTAAATGATGTTGATAGAGTAGGTCCTTATAGAAGATTCTTTGATACAACAGGTTTCTGGAAAAGAGATACTGAATCATTCATCAACTTAACAAAAAGTAATACAGGATATTCCGAAAGAGCATTTAGTTTAACCAATCTATCAGATAGATATGTTACAGTATTTGCATTTAAGTCTTCGGTAACAGGTTTTGATAGAACTTTAATCGAATGGTATGGTTCAGTTGAAAAGATGCCACCTTACATTAGTTCAAATGATTACGCATCTGACTATATGGTCGATGTTATTGTTGTAGGTGGAGACTGGTCAAACTATAGAGACTTAGCAGTCGATTCTAGATGGAGTACATACTTCAATGCCGATGGTCTTAGAAAAGATAAAGTTAGAGAATTTGCAAATGATAGAAATATCACCCTTCTATCTTATTATGAAGGACTTTCTTTAATTCCATATTTTAGAGATGATAATGGTAGAAATATATTTATCGAAACGGTAATAAATAGAGATACAGATAGAACCGGAGTTTTCTGTGCGTTTAATAACGATTTAGTTGAAACAGATTTCTTTAATGGTAAATTAGATTTAATTGGACATACAATTGCAGGTAAAAATGAAACTAATATAGAATTCCTTTCTTATAAAGATGTGATTTCTGAAGAAGTTGAAATGACTTCAACTCCATTAGATTTACCAGGTAACGTAACTGCTCTATTAGGTGGTTCTGCATCTTGGGCATATAATTCACAGGGTACTAACCATACATATGGTACACCTAAAGTGAATGGATGGGTTGCAAATGGTAACAACAGAACATCATACTTCTCAGAAGGATATGTTTATAATGTAGCCGCAGACTATTTAGGTGAATTATCACCATCTTTTGGAACAAACTCAATTGTTGCCACATATTCATTATTAAACACTGATGCAATTGCATTCTCAGTAGTTGGTGATAACATGGTTGAATTAGATTCAAATCCTGTTACATTATCAATTTCTACGGATAACTATGTATATAGTAGTTCGACTGCTAGTTACGTTTCTACTTTCGTGTTAGATTCTACAGGTAGTTTCAAAGTTGTAAATAGTTCCAATTCAACAAATCCAACAGTTGCATCTACCGATATTGTATTAGGTTATGTAACATTTGATGTTTACCAACAAGAGATTTCAGGAACTCCAAGTTTCACAAATGTAAATATTGATGAAGATGGATTCAAAAACTTTGAAGTTGGTACAGACTATTTAGTAGAAGATTTAGGATCAGGATCTATTAAAGTAACATTCTTAGATACCGATGCATCTCCAAGTGTTAAAAACTACGAACAATATAGAAGATTTATAATGTTCAATAGATTAGTGGAACTTATAGATAGTACTAATAAAGATAAAATGACAATGCTTTTAAACTACACTAGTGGTAAAAAGGCTAGTCTTTCTGGAATGACAATAACAGATATAGTAACATCTACAACACAAGATAAATCATTCGTATTAAACACTGGTTTAACATCAGTAGAATTATCAGATGTTATCGAAGGATTTTTAGTTTTATATACAGTGGATAACGAATTCATAATCGGATCAAAAGGTGTTAAAACTCAAAATGAAGTTGCAGAAACAGAAACAGGATATGGTGTTGTAGGTTTAGAATCTAACTTCTATACAAAATATGAAAATGGTAGTATAAACACAGGAGATTTCTTCTATACAAACAGAATACCTTTTGGTATCTTACAAAATGCAAATAACTTACCATATGTAAGTGGTGAAGAATTTATAAGTGATATCTACTTCTTCAATGGCGAGTCACCAGTTTCGGTATTTGGATTGACAGCTGGTATAAATGTAGGACCAACTTCATCTGCAGCAGGATATGATTATATAGCATTCAACTCTTCTGAAGATCCGGCATTAGAATTATATGATATTATATCTATACCAAGTGCAATTACTAACACAGGAACATTTACAATAATATCTGATAATTTAATATCCACTATAGATGATGGTGCAGGTATATTCAACTATGTTTATAAAGTAAGTGAAAATACTACATATGAAAGAGTTCAAAATGTTTCTATAATTGAAGATTTTAACACAAAACATTACCTTAAAATGTATTTAGATACAGATGGTAAGTTAAATACATACTTTATGGATGAAACTTTCACAGCATTTGAAGAAGTTGATACAAATACCGCAGGTACAATAGAGATACAATCTGCAATATCAAACTACAAACAAACTTTAGAAATTGAGGTACCAACAGGATATACTCAAGTTCCTAATAAGGTTCTTGTTAATGGTGCAAGATATACAGAAGTTAAAGTTGGTGATTTCTTAGAGGCATTCTATGACGAAAATACACTAGTAGCAGGGGAATACCCAAGAAAACTTACTAGAATTGTTTCTAAAAGACAATACTCAGGAAATGTAGACTTAGTAGAGATAACTTGTGATTCAGAGATTAAAGTTATTGCATTCGGAACAGACTTACAAACTACAAGATATAAAACGGTAGATAATTATGCTACCACTTATAAAGCAATACCATTAAAAGGATTTAGAGTAAGAGAAGCATCTTTACCAGATGGTACCGAAGCTAGACAAAATACATTATTAAATCTTACTGCAAAAGGAACTCCTATTTTTAAGGCATTAACTAACAAAGAAGCAATTGACTTCAGATATTTAGTAGATTCGTTTGGATTAGGTTTAACAGAGAGATCAAAACAACAATTGGTTGATATATGTGGTGATAGATTAGATGCATTTGGATTTTTAAACATGCCATCTATGAAGTCATTCAAAAACTCAAGTTCACCTACATTCGTAAACTCTGAAGGTGTTCTTCAAGCAGAGTTTATCGCAAAAGGTGCAGATCCTGAGAGTGGACCAGCATTCCTTTACTCATTCGGTGATGGTGAGGGTACAACTTGCGTTGGTTACTTCATGCCATATTTAACAGTTAATGATAATGGTAGACCATTGGATATGCCACCAGCAGCTCACGTAGCAACAACATATATGAGAAAACATATATCAAATGTTGGATCTATAACACCTTGGACTATAGCAGCAGGTGTTACTAATGGTAGAATTACAAATATCGCTGGGTTAGAAATGGATTTAACACCATCTGATATAGAATGGTTAAATGGTGCACAAATAAATCCAATCGTTTTCAAACGAAATAGAGGGAATGTTATTGAGACCGAAAATACTGCACAAACATTATATAAATCTGCTCTTTCTTACATTCACGTTAGAGAGGTATTGATAGAACTTGAAAGAGAATTGTCAAGAATGTTATTGGACTTCCAATGGAGATACAATACACCAGATATCAGATCTGAAATAAAACTTAGAGCTGATGTAATTTGTGAGACTTACGTAAGTAAAAATGGTTTATATAACTACTTCAATAAAATGGATGAAGAGAATAATACAACAGAGGTTATCGATAACCAAATTGGTGTACTTGATACTTATGTAGAACCAATTAAGGGTATGGGAATCATTGTCAACAATGTAACAATACTTAGAACTGGTGCTATTTCAGCAGGTGGATTTGCATAAAAATAAACTAAAATTAAAAAGTCCCAAAGAAATTTGGGACTTTTTTTGTTTAAACAAAAAGACAGAAGAGGAAATAATGAATGAAATAGGTTATCATAGAATATATAATACAGGTAATAAAAAATGTGTATATAATATGTAAACTTTACATGATTTAAGATATATAAGAGAAAAGAATATATCTAATATATATTCTAAAAAATAATAATATACATTATGTCTAAAGAACAAGAAATGAGCGAAGAAGATTACTTAAAAAGACATCTTCAAGATATAAATACCACACCAACAAATAGTTTCAATAGTGATATTCCACAGAAACCTATAGTGGAGAAACCTATAGTGGAGAGTACTAGAGTGACCGATTTACAATATTTTAATTTTGATATCAGAGAACTACCTTGTGGTCAATTCTATCCAGCAGGAACTCTATTTATGGTAAGACCTGCTCAAGTTAGAGAGATTCAGGCATATTCTATGGTAGATGATAATAACTTCTATGATATAGTTGAGAAAATGAATGATATATTACAAGCATGTGTCAGAGTTAAATATAACGATGGTAGAGTTGCATCATATCTCGATATTAAGGATCAAGATAGGTTATTTTTAGTATTCTTAATAAGAGAGTTAACTTTTCAAGAAGGAAACTCATTAAAAACCACCACAAGATGTACATGTGGAATAGAGAATGAAATCGAACTTAAAAAAGAAAATTTTATTTTCCATGAAATAGATGAGAAACTTAAAAAGTTTTATAACCAATCTAATGGATCATATCATTTCAAGGCTATTAATGGTAAGTCATTTGAATTAACACCACCAAATATTGGATTACAGAAGGCATTCACAGAATACATAATGAAAGAAAATAGTGAAAAGAAAAGTCCAAATCTTTCTTTCTTAAAAATAATACCATTTATGATGGGTGGTAGATCATCAATTACTTATGATGGTATAAAAGCAAAACTTGTAGAATTTGAGGGAATGGATGATATATCATTTCAATTTCTAAATGCTGCAGTTAGTAAAATGACTTTTGGTATAAAAGAACTTAAAAAAACTTGCACGTGCGGTGAGGAGGTCCGCACAGATATGCAGTTTCCCAACGGAGCTTCAGGTATTTTCGTTATTCATGATGCCTTTGAAGCATATATTGAAAAATAAATTAATGCTTCAAAAACATTTTCACACTCAGGAAGTTTCAATGAATGAATGGCCCTTTTGGATGTTCGAAGAGAATATTAAGATTGTCAATGAAATTGTTGAAGAGGAGGATAATCAAAGGAAGAAAGATGAGGATGATCAACAACAATCAATGCCTGATACAAATTCAATGATGAAAAACGCATCAAACATTACAAATAATATGAGTATGCCAAAATTTTAAAATAAAAAAAAAACCCACCAAAAGTGGGTTTTTTATTTTTAATATCAATATTAATATCCAGACGCAAGTGGTGGATTGATAGAGAATCCCGAATCGATATATTCATCAATGAAATAATCATAAACAAATTCGGCAGAAACATTCTCAATGATACCATTAGATGCCCAATCAAGATCATAACCAGCAACTTTAAAAAGCTGACAGTTTTGGAAAGTAACACGTCTTAACACAACACCCTTTTTATCATGTTGATTAACAATAATAGTACCAATCAAATCACTTTTGTAGTGAAGAGATCCATTTTGAGAGTTGAAAAGTAAATCATACCAAGCTTTCAAAGTATTCCAAACCTCCATAGAACCATTGTTATTAACGTTAACCTGAAAAGGAATTGTTAAGTTACCATGAGTCTTTGTAGGAGTGGCATAGAATGCTCTAGTTGAGTATTTAAATCTCTGAACCTTCTCTGCAACATCATGCTCTGTTAAGTTTAAACTTATCTTTGTTGCATTTTCTAACAATAAAAGAGCATCTCTCTTTTGTGCTTGAAGAATAGTTGGTAATACAAAAGTAACCTCAAAAAGGTTAGTGTATACAACCTCATCTGGTAATGTACCTGGTCCACCTGGTGAACCAACATTTGAAATCTGCGTATAGTGTGGTAATGGCATATTTTTTATTTATTTTTATGTAATTGCTTAACAATTATAATGTATATATTAATATTTTTTTACCTTCTGTTTTCAAAAGGATTTTACTATAATGTATATATTATATTTAAAAAACAATTTTTTTCCATTTTCAATATCCTAAACCAATCACTCAAAGATATATATCATAATTCACAACTATCTCTCATTTTTTAATATAACATTATATATTTATAATTAAAAAAATATCTATCCCTTACACATGAGTAAAAAAATATTTTTAATTGGAGATACCCATATAGGGTTAGGCTATCCAAACACTACAGATAAATGGCACAAAGTACATATAGAATATTTTAGAGATTTTCTAATACCTCTTCTTAAAAGAGAAGTAAAAGAAGGTGATATAATCATACACTTAGGTGATTTATTTGACAATAGAAATATCATACCTATAAACCTATTAAACTATGGTATGGATATAGTTGAGGAAATATCAAAAATAGCACCTCTTCATATAATAATAGGAAATCATGATTTGTACTCAAAAAGTGCATCCGAAATAAATTCAATAAGACCTTTCAAATACATACCAAATGTAAAGATATATGACTCCCCAAAAATATTAAAATTCAATAATTTGGATATTTTAATGATGCCATATATAGAGAAAAGGTTAGACCAAATAAAAGTAATCGATGAAAATAAAAATTGTGATTATTTATTCTGTCACTCAGATTTGAATGGTTGTAAAATGCACTTAAACTCCGCAGCACACAGAAATAACGATAAGATAGATATTGAAAACTTTAAATCTTTTAAAAAAGTAAGATCTGGTCATATTCATTTAGTACAATCAAATGATTGTTTTACATTTGTTGGATCAATTTTTCAAATGGATAGAAATGATACAGGCGACCAAAAAGGCATTTTTGTGATAAACACAGAAGATGATAGTGAAGAGTTTTTTCCAAATAATATATCACCAGTATTCAGAAAGTTCAGAGTAATAACAGAAGAGGATATCGATGGATTGGATGAGATTAAAGACACAAAGGACTACATAGATTTGGCAATATCAAACAATCTACTTATAAACAACAGAAAGCTTCGTAGGAAGCTCGAAATGATGTTAGAGAAAGGTAATTTTACATCTGTTGAATATATAGATGATATAGTACAAAAGAATGAGGATGGTGAAGATATTATTTCAGAAGCGGTAGAGATAGATGAAGAATCTATGGATATATCTATAAAGCTAGAATATGAAACCTACATTAGAGAATATATAGATAAACAAAAATATGAGAACCCTGATTTCAAAGATGGGATATTAAGTGAGTATGATGAAGTAATAAGAATTTATAATGAGAATTACAAATCAAAAATTGATTAAATGTTAAGATATATAAAATCATATAGGAAAATAATTGGTGGTAAGTGGTATAAAGTCAGAAATAGATTTGGTATTACTTACTATACGAGAAAAAAACCACAAAATATACATACCGAAATATTGTATAAGTATAGATACTAATGAAAAGAATAATATATATTACACTAATTTTAACATTAACCGGATGTGTCAGTAGAAGTTATGTTTATAAAAATTATAATAAAGGCGGACATCCAATTGGTCGAAATAAATACAAAGTTAAAGGATACGAAAGAAGATATGCTAAATAAATATAAAGGCCACTCTTATGAACGGTCTTCAATATATAAATCGTAATTTAATTTAGGATCTACCCTCATCTGATATTAACCCAAACCTTTCACGCTCTTCAATTCCTAGATTATTAATAAAAACATTAAGTTTTCCTTTAAAATCTTTTTCAATTTTATAACTTTAATAATTTTATTTTCAAATCACCAGTACCCTTTATAAGTCTATGATAAATACCCATCGGTATAAGTATCTCACCTTCAATTTTCTTAGGAAGTTCATTATCTATTTGTATCATCCAATCAGTATCTCCAATACATTCTATTACGCGATTTTCTCTATCACGATGCCAAGTCATTTCTCCAGAATCAGTATTTTGACTAAACTCTCTGATGAATGTATTATCACTTATTTTTGTTTCTTGAAATGGTTTCATACATGTTTATATAAAAATAGAAAAGGAAATCCAACTCACTTAGATTACCAGAAACCTGGATAGGTTTTATTATTCCAAAGGTGACCGTACCGATTTATACGACACGCCCAGTAGCCCGCGGTAGTCTTATCTTTTTTTGTAGAGCATTTATGACGTGCGGCAAATGACTTTCTAGCATCCGGATCACTCACCTTTGCTGTCAATCCACCCTTAACATCACCAAAAGAAATCTTTTTAACTTTACCAGTTTTTGGATTTTTAACATAAACTTGATATTTCTTAGGACCTGAACTTCTCATAGGTTTATTAAGTTCTACTTCTTTACCTTTATATTCAGCCTCATTCAATTCTTCCTCAACTTCCATTGGAATATCTAAAGGGACTCTTTCACCATTAAAAGTACCAAAGCACCCAATCTCAGTATTTTCGTATAATTCTTTATCAATACCTTCAAGTACTAAAGCACCCTCATCAAAAAGATTTCTAGCTTCTTCCAATATAGAAAAGAATTGTTTAGAACCTGGTCTAAAAACATTTTCAGTGATTGGCATAGAATTTACCAAATGATACTTTAAACCTTCGGAGAAATCCGCAAATTGTTTTATATGTTTCATATTACATTATACTTTTTAAAAAATCTTCAAATCTGACAACCTTTTCACTATCATCTGATGTAGATACACATTCACAAGGATTACATTCACAATTTGAACAACCTTCTTCTTGACCACACTCACAAGGATTACATTCACAAACAACACAAGATTCTTCTTCATTAGGTGCCAAACCACCCATAACAACATCTTCTTCTGGTACTACTTCATCAACAGAGATAGAGATTTTAAAATCCTCAAACTTTTTGATAGACTTCTTTAATCCTGGTGTAGTTACTTGTATTTCTTTTTTAAGAGCTTTCTCTTTACCTTTAGTGATTGGTTCAAACTCTGATCTAAATCCAAGAGTATCCGTATCTTCTTCTTTCTCAAAAGATTCAATATCAAAACCAACCTCAAGATCCTTCTCCATTTTAGGCTTCTCTTCTTTTAAGAATTTCTCCATCTTATCAATTTTACTCATAGTTATTTATATTTTTATACTCTATATATTATTATCGAGAACCACTATTTTAATATATAACAAAAACTATTCAATATAATGTCTAATCATAAAAGCTTAGTATTCTTTAATAAAGAAGGTGACTACTTAAATATAAAATATAACAATACGGTAGATAGATTTGAAGGAGATTTACTTTTTCATCAAAGTTCTTCAGATATCTATAAGACATTTGGTCTTTATACAATGGAATATTTACCTTCATTTGACTATTCCACACCAGGTGATTTGAAACTTGATAAGTTTCAACTATTTAATGAATTAGGTGTACACTTTTATGGTGCAAAACTGGGCACATTCTCAATTACTAAAATCGAACCGGTAAATAACGATCCAAACTTTTATTCCAAGTGGATATACGGAACCGATTTTGAAAGATTATTTCCAGTTGGAACATTTATAATGTTTGACACCGAATTTTTAGAATTCACCGATCTTAAAAAAACCTATGCCGTAATTGGTAGCAAAAAAGGTGCAATCATGATAATAAGTGAATTGGATAATGCAACATTTGAATCTACATATTATACCGATTACACATCTAGTGATTATGAAAATATTATAATAAGAGGTTCTAATTTAATTGGAACATATAACTATATAGACTCTAACTATATAAATAACCTATCAGATTGGAATGAAACATTATTTTATGAAAAATATTATAATGACAAGAGACTTAATATTATAAACTCTACTAGCAATGACGGTGTCATAACGGTTAAAAATAACCAAATACCAGATGCAATACATTTTGAATATTATGCAAGTGATATACCAACAGATAAAAATCTTATTATAGAACTTATTTCAAGAACGGATGTACCAAAGATATATGATGGTGGTATAAATATAACAAATGGGAGAATTTATTTTAATAATATAAATGACTTCCCAAAGATATTAAAACCTGGCAGAGAATTCAAAATAGTGGGTTCAAACCTAAATAAAAACTTTCTTTCAGTATCCACAATACCAAGTTTCACCGATAACACATCACTAACTTCATATCAAATAGAAGAGCAGGTAATACACAATAACTCGATATACGAATGTAAGATGACATATACACAGGATTATTCAGATCCAAATACTATGTTTATAACACCTGATAAAAATCCAGAGTACTGGGGCAAACCAACATATACAAAAGTTGACCAATCTTTAAATGATGAGGTTTTGAACAATACACAATTCTATCTAACAACCGATAGGTTATATTTTGAACAGACATATACTCAAAGTAGTTCAACAACATTAGCAATGGCATCCGAAAAATATAAAGATGATTTTAAAGCACTTAATGTAGATTTGTATATGGACAAAGGTATATTAAAGGCCGATTTGATGTACTCTAGTAGATATATTGATGTTAATTTCTATCATACAGAAATCGTAGATAGTTGTTTAATAAATTTAGGCGACAGAGAAGAATTTATAATAAATAAAGCAATAGAATTATTCAATAAACCTAATGATTTAACATCAACCAGTTCACTGACTTATAATGAATATTCTCAATTATCGAATTTATATGATACAGAGGTTAATAATTGTAACTCATATAAAATAGGTAATACCTTACAGACAAATGAGAGATTAATTGAAGTAAAAGAAACTCTTACACAAGAACTCAATTATGATTACTCAGAAAACTTTAAATATAACATAGTCTTTACAGACTTGGATGATTTTGGATTAAAAGTAATCATCAATAAGAATATCTATGATGAAGAAATAAGTTGGATTTATTCAGGTGCAGAACCTGATATGGAGAGAACAATAGATAGAACTCTTAGAAATTGGTTAAAAAGATATTATATAAGACTAAAAGAACTTGGTATAATTGCAGAGGTAGAGTACTTAGGTAGTTATACATCACCATTCTATAATGCAATAGTATTAAAGTCTGAATATCCAAATATACCAATAGATATAACAAGAATCGAAGTAGGGACAACCGCAGATTACCATATAGAGCATTCCAGAGTTTTATTTAATGAAATCGGTTCTAGTATAACATTTATAATAAATGACACTCCATATCAGACACAAACGATATTTGGAACATTCCTGGATAATACCGGTGCAACCGTTTCTGCAACTTCGGCATCCGCATCAGTAAAAATACCAGATATTCCAAAAACTTTAGAACAATGGATATTAGATCATTCATTAACACTAGAAAGTTATGGTATAATTGTAAATAATATTAACAACCTAATAAAATTTGATGTTAAAAGAACAGATAGAAGGCTTGATTATACTATAAAAACAGGTAAGTTATTATTACCAGGACATACAGACTATGTTATAACAGATAAAATAAAGGGTAATACTGGTGTAATAATAACCGGAAATGAAATAATTTTAGATAGTCTATCAACAGAATCATTTGAAGATTTAGGTTTTGGAACTGGTCGTGTAGTTTCTATAAATAATACAAAATATCCATTACAGGATATAAAATATAACCTACTTAGTGTGGACCCAAAGGCACTTAACCTATCATATCAAGGACCATTCTGGGGAACAGAAGTTAATCCATGTAAGTCATCTGGATTCATAACATTGGCATTTGATTTGGGATTCTCACAAACAACTTGTATAGTAGCGACTGGTGCGACAGGTCAAGGTGGACCATTCAACTCAATACAATATAATGATCAAATGTTTGGAGTATCTTTCAATCAAAATGATTACTTATCATCTAATATAACATTAGACTTACCAGGTGTAGATAATTTAATAGATCTAAAATATATACAACTATCTAACTCTATGTTTGTTTTAGGTGATAATATAAGTGTAATTGATGCATATACCGGTGTTTATATATCAACAATTTATCTAACCGAGAATGGTATAGATAATAGTAATAGTATAAAGATGGATTTTAATGTATATAACAATTATCTTTATTGTCTATCAATAAATAAAGTTTGGATAGTAGATCCTGTTATGAATACCATAATAGAAACGATTGAATTAGCAAGTGATGCTGCAGATTTAGTATCAAATCCAGATAATGGTGATGTTTATATTACATACACAAACAACCCAATAATATCAATATATGATAGTAGTAATGTTTTAACGACAACAATAATAACTCCTGCAACAGATACAAGAACTGGGAAAATGGTATACAATTCATTCGAAAAGGATATGTATATAACAACCGATGCCGATATTCTTTTAAGAATAAATGGTTCAACAAGAGATATACAAGAATCATATAACATACCAGGACTAACACAATCTTCGATATTTTACGAACCAGTTAACGAATCTATTTATGTCTATGCAGATACTCAATTATGGAGAGTCGACAACGGACTTACATATTCAATCGTAGGTATAACTATGAGTGAGTTTGTAGATGTAATCTATAACAATCTTACTGGAGAGATGAATATCTCAGATAAAACATATAGATTCAAATCATTAAATATAAGCGACAACTCAATAAACATTGATAAAATTCCAGCAGTTTATGGTAATTTAACACTAAATCAATATGATGGTGGTGTCTACTTAGCATCACAGACAACTAATCAGATTTTAACTATAGATTCGGGAACAGGAAATGTTATACATACCGAAAATTCAGGAGCACTAAACACTAAAATTATATATAATCCAGAAAGAAAATCTGTATGGACACTACAACCAGGTATTAAAAATATCTATGAAATACAATCCACTGTAAATAGCGAAATTGAATTAATTAGTGTAACTGGATCTTCAATTGACGAAGGTAAATATGGTACTTTAGATTTAAATTACATAAAACCAAGTGATATATGGATAAAGGCATTAGAATGTGTTAGAAAACCAAGAGAGAACTTCGAAGGTGATATTCCGGTAAAGTACTATTGGAAATGGATAGATGATCAAAGTCCTGAATTTTTTATATACGATTTGAGTGGTGAGCAATTAGAAAGCACAGGAAAATATGCATACTTAGGAGAAAAACCATTAAAAGATGTTCCATTAAATAAATATCCAAATAGAGATATTTCTAAGGTTTATCTACCAGAATACCAACAAACTATATTCAATAAGGTTGAATACGAACTTAGTTATATAGATGATCAAGATGATATTTCGACCGAACCAAGTGCATTAGAGTTATTTATTGGATTCAAGGCAGATGAGGAAGGTGCTTATAAATCACAACTTCAGCTATACAAAAAAGAGGAAGTTGAATTTAGCATAGTTAGTACAAACACAAATGATACTAATGTATCATTTGAAACACTTACATCAAATGACTATAAAAGAGGTAAGATTAAAATAAACCAAATGTCAGAAGAGACATTTACTAATAAAGGACTTAAAGTCGGACAATACTTAGGTGTATCTATAAAGGATGTAACAAACACAAAAAATCAATATTCGTCACAAAATAACGGATACATTGTTAAAATTAAAGAATTGTACACAAAAAGTATAATTGTGGATTTTTTCAACACTCAACTTGATTATTTCGAAAAAGAAAGTAGTGTTATTGAGAACTACCCAAAAGCAAACGACATAACATATCTAAAAACTACTTTTAAGGTAATAGATAGAGAAATTGGTAGATTCAACACTATCGGACAGACCGAAATTGAAGACCCAAGGTTTAAAATAGAGTTGGGTAATCAAGGTAAAAATATAGGTGTTAATGATATCTTTATATTCAAAGATTATGATATATACGAAGGTGGTATAGATTGGAATTTCCTAAATTCAAAAAGGAAAGAATTGTTATTCATGAAGAATCTTATATACCCATATATCGGTTCATACAAATCTATAATAAATGCAATAAATTTCTTTGGTTACAACGACTTACAACTTAATGAGTATTATAGAAACATTGATGTTAAATCAGAAAACTTTTCAAAACTATTTAAAGTAGAGATACCAGATATATTTGACAACACGGTGGATGGGTGGAATGAAAGTGATTTCATAAAACATACCTTTCCAAATGAAAAATTCGAAGAAACAAATCTAATGAATTTAACTTACTTTATAACAGATAAAGAAGGTAAAAATTTATTACCATATAATATAGACGAAATAACTATTAAACTACAAGGACTTAAATTTTGGTTAAAGAAAAATATAATACCACTAACACATAAAATATTAGACATAACAGGTAAATCATATTTTACAGGAGGAAACCAAATAACACATAGAGTTCATGATATGAGAATAATAGATATAAAAGAAAATATGACTCCCATAACAACAAAACTTAATGAAGTATATCTAATGCCAGTTAATACTGGATCAACTGTTTATAATTGTGTATTGGACTTTTATTCTATATTAGAAGGTGTAGGTTCAGATAAAAATCCAACTGGATTAGTACCACCACCAAAACCATACAACGACTATAAAGAAAACCTTAAATTACCTGAGTTTTTTACAATAAAAATAAGAACATATAAAACATATAAAGAATGGGCACCCTTTACAAATTATAAGAAAGGTGATAAAGTAACATACTATGGCAAATTATATATATCAACAATAGATAATAATAAAGTTAAAAGTCCTAGAAGGTATGAAGATGTATCTGAATGGGATTCAAATAGTAACTATACCGTAACAACAATAGTAAAATATGAAAATGAAATATTTGTTTATAGTGGATTAGGTTCTCAATATGATAGCACACCACCAGTATTAGACCAAGGTGATGATAAAAACTGGTTAAATATAACAGAGTGGAAAGAAATTGATTTAGAACCTGTACAAACAATTGATGAATACAGGAAAATAAAAACCGAACCAATTACAGGAGTAACACAATCGATAATATCTTTAAGTGATATAGGATCACACAAAGAACCAATAGTATCACCATTTAATTTCACTATTGATTCCAATATTGATCCGTTCATAACAATAGAAGTAACATCAGAAAACGGATATGGATCCGTTTATAGAGATAGAAAAAACTATGAAATAAGAGGACTAAAAGATTTACAAGAACCAATAGGTGAATTAGATGTCATAGGACCATTTCAACCAATAACACCAATATTTTAAAAAATAAAAAGCCTTTGAAGTATCAAAGGCTTTTTATTTTGGTAGAAATTTAATCTTGAGTTGTCTCAAGTTCTACTTTCTTAGATTTGGTTTTTTTTACTTTTGTCTCAGTAATAACACCTTCTTCAAATGAAGTTACCCAATTTTGGATTTCTGTAGAAAGGTTTTTCGCATAAGAATCATAATAATTAAATAACTTACTGATATTACCAATTCTAACTAAAACCTTAGAAAAAGTATAAGAGTCTTTCGTTAATCCTTTAACTTTATGTTTAGAAATTAAATGGTAAATATAAGTAATTTCTGTTGCATTAACAGGGAATGAAATAAGTTCCTCATCATTTGTATATTTAACCTCTCTCATTGTTCCCAATAAATCAGTTAATTCAATAGCAAAGAATACTGTGTTAACATCATACTCTAATTTTTGTAAGATTAAATCCGTTAAGAATTTCCACTGAACTCTATTAAGATGGAAGTTATACTTAACATCTCTTAAAGAGTTTGTATAATCTTGCCATAATTCTTGCGAATCTCTATAAAGAGTATCCTTTTCTTCTTCGGTTTTACCCTTACCATCATTTGTCGTCATAAAATCCTCTATTGTTTGGATTTTTTTATCCAATAAAACTTCATTAGAAGGATCAATTGTTAAATTTTCGATATTATTTTCGAAAAACTTAATTTCTGGTTTTACTACATTTGTTTCAATATTTGACATATTTATTTTTATTTTATTTTATACGAACTAGCCGTTGATTCTTTCACTTGATTTTGTTTTAGAAGGATCATTTAAATCCAAAGACTTCAATGTTTCCAACTTATCTTTAGCATTTGTATATTTTTCGATCCATTTATCCTGTTCTTCCATCAAATCAGAGTGTTCTCCAATTGCGGCAAGATTTTGACCGGAAAGATAAAGAACAATATTTGCCTCTGCCTCTGCCATTTCAGCTTCATATCTTTTTTGAAGTGCTGATATATATTTAGTTGTTATAATACTCATAATTAGATAATAAATTCTTCGTCTGTCTTAGCATCTTTTTTTTGTTCAGCATACAACTCTTGTGTCCCGTTAGCTTTCGTTACTTTCTCAACACCATATTTATTAACAATTGATGAAAATGTATTTAAATCAGTTCCAACTAATTTAATCTTACCACTTTCCATATTGATATTGATTTTATCAATCTCCTGTTCGATAAGAATTGTAATTGATTCTTCATCAAAAACATTTAAAAGATCCTCATTGATTATAATTTTAAGATCCTTTTTGAGTACAAACGCAAAATCATCGGAGATTTTTGCAACTTTAATCAATTGTTTTTGTTTAGAGCTTCCAATAAATTGGAAACCAACATTCACCGGAAATGACTTCTTATTGAAGACATCCATAAAAAGTTCTTCTGTTGTTTCGTCTAATTTATAGAACGCATCTGTTGTTTCCTTTGCCATAATTTTATATTTGTTTATATTTTATTTATATTTATAATAAAAATTTAATTAAAAGTTTTCTATAATAGAAAGAAAAATAAAATTGATAATACAATAGTAGATATTATTGGTATAAATCGCCAATATAATCTATTATAAAACTTATCACTTCTAAATAGTGAAAAGCCAACTATAACTAAATAGGAATACTTATCAACCTTTTTACTACTATATAGTTCAAAAATTTCAGATAGACCATTTTTATTTAAAAAATTATTTAATTCAGAAAGATACTCCTTTATATAAGTCTCAGAAATTCTATCTATATCCGATTTTTTAAGAGAAAAGGCCTCACCGATCAATTCTTCAGGAATATTAATAACCGTATACATTCTATATGCACTATCAACTCTTATATTAAAGTTTTTCTCTAACATATCTTTTATTGATTTAATAGATTTCTTATACGATGAGAATAATCTCAATTTTTTAACAACGTTTAATTTTTTCACCATATTATTTATATGGTTTAAAATAAATTTTGTTTAATACATTGTAGAATCTTTATTCTCCATGTTTTTCAATAAATACATTGAAAGTATTGATTCTTCACCAATATTAGAGTTTAACTTTTTAAGCAATTCGATAATAATATCATTCTGTTCCATAGAAGATCCATATTTACCCTTAATACTCTTCGAACTATCAACTGAAGATCTCTTCGAACTGGCAGAGTCAGGTGAATTAACATTAGACATCTTAGGAGTACCTGAATATCCAATTAAACTAGGTGCTGCGATATTAGACATTCTCTCTAGCTGAGAAATCTTCTTATCATTCAAACTATCCATCGCCTTACCCATTTTAGTGAGTGAGTTTGCCAACCTATCATAAGCCTTAGCAAGAACAACCATACCCTTTGACATACTTATAACAGGATCACTATTGAATGTGTTTTTAAGAAAACCAGTTAATCCACCACTTCTATTTTGAAGTCTATCATATACCTCCATATAATAATAAATATTAGATGATATAGATTTCATAAAGTCTGGATTTATATCCATATTAAAGTACTTACTATTTTTACCAAAAATCCTTGCGGTAGTTGCAATCGAATTAACAACATTTCTTAGACTATTAAGTGTAGACCATGTAACCTTTTTCTTATTAACACTATTTGATAAAGCAACATAAGAATTAACTACATTTTTAATGTGATATGACCAGTTTTTATCAGGAAACTTAGTCCAATTCACATCATCAGCAGAAAACTTATTTGCAACACCTACGATAGCACCCGCAACGGTAAGAACACCATTTACCATATTATTGATAACTTCGTCACCTGATGTAAACCAACCAGTATCCTCACTCAATGCTTTAAATACTGGAGCAAATGCAGTTATAGCGCCACCAACACCTTTACCCCATTCACTAGATGGATATTTACCTTCTTCGAAACTTGAAACATTTTCTGCGAAAATACCTGCCGCATCTATAATACCTTGAGATATAGTCGTTATTGCCAATGCAAAATCCTTAGGTCCAATACCACCACCACCAAAAAGTTTAGCAATCCCATTTTTCAATAACAT